TTTTGGAGGCGCGGCGACGACCCTACCCCACCCCCGATCCTCCCATGACAACCACTATAGGGGGGCGCGTGAGCGGAGCGAACTTATGATCAGAAAATGGATCTAAAATATTCATAACACATTCAAATCATAACATGACAGATCTCAAACTCACGTCTGGGAAGTATGCAGGAAAGTACATTTCAGATCTATGCAAGGATAGACGCTATATGAATTGGATTATGACCACTTGGGATCATGCAACACACATACCAAAAGCTATAAAGGCGCACATTGAACTGCAGAAGTCGATCGTGAAGCGCAAATACAGCTCTACAAACGATACCAATTTTGTTAAAGATTGGTTGTCAACTTCTTATGAAGGTTATAAAGTACTTTCTGATGATCTCGAATGGGTTCAGAAACTACTTGATACGACAAATACAGACATTACTATAGGTTTCTTGAGAAGCGAATACGTCTTTAAAGTTGATAAAGAGGAGTTTGCACTCAAACCTATGGTTGTAAACGAGCGGAAAGACGTATATGGGGCTTTTCGTAATGATATTCAAGAACAAATTTCAGAGTTCCGTAGAAGGGCATTCCATAATAAGAGAGAACATAGATGTACAGAGACTGGGAATATGCTGAAGAATGATTATAACACACATACTGATCACCATTTTAGAAAGAAAACATTCATTCAACTTGTTGCTATGTTCCTCTTTAATGAGAAGATTGAGTTTAATGACGTTGAAATTGAGAACTGTGGGATGTTTTACAGATTGAAAGACAGATCTATTGCTGAAAAGTGGGATAGCTATCATAAAGAACATGCTATTTTGCGCTTGATACACGCTTCTGCGAACACTAACTCTGATTTCTATTTGAAAAAGTATTCAGAACCACCATTTGAGCCGAAAGAGAAGCCGAAAAAGGTTGAAGTGATGCCAGTTCCTAAGATTATGACGTTCGATATGCTTCAGAAACCACTATAGGGTCGCGATCGAGCGAAGCGAGCATTACTGTAGAAGGATTGTTGAATAAGATCGGACACTCATACTTCCTTCCAGAGAAGTTTGGACCCTTTTTTGAAACTTTTTTCATTTGACAAAGTGTCACTTGACATTCTCTTCAAACTTTTGAAACAAAGAAGAACAAGAACTTTCATTTTTGAACCATACCCCTCCCCCCCTCACTCATATTTCCTTCCTACCCCCTGTTTTACAAACTTTTGACAGTCTGATTTTGTGACTAGGAAATACCCCAAAACTCATAAACGAGGATTTATGAGTAAACTCACCAAAACGGATCGATCTTACACACTACAACAGACATACTACTCATAAAACACAGATCGTAGGAGTACAGATCTATTCAAAATGTCCTTTGTTCAGAATGCCCTTCAGAATGTCGCCAAGTCCATGTCCAAACAGTTGAAAGATGTTGCTACCAAAGTTGCAACGGATCACAATGTTTCAGATGTGAACAAGATGGTAGATGATCTCATGGTCGCTATGGGACTCATGGAGATTCAGGTTAAGACCAAGTCTGTTAAGTCAGAGGGTTCTACAGCCAAAAAGAGAGTTGTTTCAAAGAAGATGAAGGACGCTTTCCTCGCTCTTGAAGGTGCGAATGAAGACCTTCTCAAGGAACTTATCAAGGAATACAAGACTGCTGAAGATGTAGAGTCATTCGACGCCTTCAGTAGGGCTAAACTTGGCTTATCTCCTATCATGAAGGAGACCAAACCCCGCAAGGAAAAGAAAGAGAAGAAGGGAAGATTCGATAAATGGACTCCCACTTCCACCAAACTCTTCAAGACTATCACAGAAGAGAACTCAGGTATCGTTTCAGATGAGCTTAAGAAAGAGTTTCAGACCTATATTGATGGTCTTTCGGATGAAGATTTCGCTTCTGCTTCCATTCAAGGACACATGCGCGCTTTCTCCACTACTATGGAGCAGTAAAAAATAGATTAAAAAGAGATTTGTACAGACAGATTTTTGCATATGAAAATTAATCAGTCTTGATTGAATCCAATAGTAATGTTAATCCCTGTTCAAGATTGAACTTAGGTTCATATCCGAGATCATTTTTGATTTTAGTGATATCTGAAAGAGAGTGTACGATGTCTCCAGCCCTTGCAGGTCCAAACCCAAACTCTACCTCTTTTCCTACAATCTTCTGAATGGTATCCTTCAACTCTAAGAGTGTTACAGCCACAGCAGTACCCACATTGAACACACTGCTCTTCTGTCCGTTAGGGAGAGTCTTGATACCAGACAACAGATTAGCCTGAACCACATCACCTACGAACACGAAGTCGCGTGTATTTTTTCCATCTCCGTTGAAGGTGATCTTATTACCTTTCTTAATCCTGTCTGCAAAGATGGAGATAACACCAGAATAGGCAGAAGTAGGATCCTGACGAGGTCCGTACACATTGAAATAACGAAGACCAACGCAAGTCATACCCTTTCCAAGCTTACCAGTCTCATCGGCAGCCCAAAGATTCGCATAGTCCTCATCAACACCCTTGCTCAATGCATAAGGAGAAGGATAGTTACGGGGCTGATCCTCTCTCTTAGGAAGCTCAGGAAGAGATCCATAGGTGGCTGCAGAAGAAGCGTAGACGAAACGTTTAACACCAGCATTAGCAGCAGCGATCAACATGTTGAGAGTACCGTTGATATTGATATCATTGTTCTTGATGGGTTCATCCATAGAGATGGGAACAGAAACCAATGCAGCCTCGTGGAATACAACATTCATTCCAGCGCATGCCTTCTCGCAGTCTGCAGGGTTCGTGATATCGCCTTTAACGAATTCAAAACGAGCACCAGATTCTTTTGCCTTATCTAAGTTAGCTTCCTTACCGGTGGCAAGATTGTCAAGGACTCTTACTTTAGCGGCACCCGCAGCCAGAAGAGCATCGACAATGTTAGAACCGATGAATCCAGCGCCTCCTGTTACTAAAATAGAAAGACCATCATATGCACCACCACCGTGAAGCCTTCTACGACGAGTCATCTTCTTCTTCCTGTTGATCTTACGTGTCAAAGCCATTTGTTATATGAATGTAATAAATAATCATGGCTGCTGCATTCAGAGCAAAGACGCGCATGTGTCCCGTATTAGAAACACAATATGTTCAAAACCCTAGAGTAGACACTTCTATAAGATGTTACAAGCCGGGAAAGGGATTTGGTTGTACTATTTATCCTGGAGGATTTGTGCCTGTGCCTCAACCTTATGTTCTTTCTGTAGTTTACGAAGGAAATAGTGTATTATACGGAGGTGAAGCTATAGTAGGGTCTACAACAGTATTGCCTTGGGCTGTATTTGCTACTTCTGTTTTTGAATTGTATGACAATGATCCCATTATTTATGGAAACCTTGTGAGTTTGACTTCTCAGACTACAGGAATAGTCTATCTGTATGGAAGTGAATTACCAGCCTCGTCTGACTCTTACACACCAATCGTCACTTATCCTCCTCCTTAGACTGCTTCGTCAGACTCTTACACACCATCTGTTAGCTTTTAATAATGTCTGTTCAGAAGTGTGTTGTTCTGGGTTCTGATGCTCTGAAGTCTCCAAATAATGTATTAGAAAGTGTTGTTCTGGGTTCCGAAGCAGGTAACAAACACCACAATGGAGAACGCAATATCATGATTGGAAAGGCTGCGGGTCACTCTGCAAACGGCTCAAGCAATGTGTATATCGGTAATGGAGCAGGTCACAATTGTCAGGGATCTGGTAATATTGTTCTAGGTAGTGTTTCAGATCCTTACATGAATAACACATTTGTTGTAGGAAAAAAAGGAATGTGTCCTATTATCGCTTCATTTGAAACGGGTGCTGTAAAAATACCCTCTCTGATCGTAGAAGGGAATATCACATACAAAGGAACATTATCTGGAGCATTTCAATCAAATGCTGTTCGTGTATATGGTATGAATGTTGGAAGCAAGTGTGAGCTACTAAAAGGATCAAATATGGTGTGTTTCGGTGAGAATACTGCTAAAAATGGGAACGATGTTGTAACACTCGGTAATGGTGCTGGTTCTGGTAACTTTTCTTCCGATGTAATCGCTATCGGTAAGAATGCAGGATACAACAATAATGGAAGTAATGTCATAGCAATAGGAGCAAACGCTGGTTCTGGAAACATTATGTCTGATATGCTTTTCGTTGGCGATTATATTGAATCTGATTCTACGTCATTTGATATCAGAAGAAGTATTCTAAAAGGAGGAGGATGTACATTCGACAATGGTACAATCAGCACAAGTGCAGGTATTGAAATAACGCCTTCTTCTATTACGTTGGGCGATTCAAAGATTGGTGTAAACAGTTCTGATTTTTTGATATCAAAGCCTCTTACTATCGCAAAACCTCTGTCAAATACTATTGAACGTTTTATATTCCAAAATGAAGAAGGTGTATTTGTGAATAAAAAGAAGACACATTCTGCATTCAAACGTCTCTTCAAATGGAAAGGTATGTATGTGGGTCTTGCAGAAGATGGTCATGTTTATACATCCCTTACTGCAGTAGTGTGGATGCCTATACGTTCGCCTGTTCTGAGTATTCTTTCATACGATGAAAAGATGCTCTACGGTTGGGGGAATGAATGTTTCTACAGATATGAGAACGGAGAATGGTTCACAGAAACCCGCGAAGAGGGAGACTATGTGTGTTATGAAATGTGTGGTCCGTATGCATTTGGAACACATTTGAGTAATGATTTCTACGAGGACTCTGGTACTATTCTGTACCATGTGGGAACAGAGTGGCGTTTATATCCTGGAAAATATCCCCAAAATTTCACATGTATTGCAGAAGTAGAAGGAAAAGTGTACGCAGGAGGCGATAATGGTCTGTATCTTCTAGAAGACAGAAAGGCAACAAGAATCTATCCTAAAAAGATCACATGTATTTCTGGAAAGATTGCAGTATCTGAATCAAGATTCCATTCTGTACATGATGGAAAGCTTGAATGGTTCTGCGATGATAAGATCAACAGTGTAAATGGCGATCTTATTATGACAGAAGGAGGTGTGTATTATGAAGGCATGAAGATTGACGAAGAAAAATATCAGTTTGGATTTGTTGAATACGGGTATCTTCCTTCTACAGACCTGAGTATACCGAACAGTATGCGTATGGGCGACTATATCTTGAACTCAACAGATGCAGGAATCTCGATAACAGATGGTCTTCACTTTGGTAAAATCTATGATACCGTGTTCAACAGAATACCTATTCAAGTTGAAGGATTGAAGTGTCTAACAATCAAAAAATCTGCAGAAGGTGATCTAGTGTTTGAATCTGTGGATGAAGAAGGAAATGTTTCTACTCACAAAGTAGGGTCTCAATAAAGTAGTGACGTCCACCAAACTTTTGAGGAATGTCGTATCCGTGATCATAAATCTGTTCAACAGTAGCTCTGTTCGACTTTTCCCAACTAACTCTTACAATAACATCGTATTCTCTCTTTTGAACAACATTTGAATCAAATTGAACAACCTTCCACCAAGATGTTTCAGTATCCTTTGCATTAGACAGGTACTGAAATGCCTTAGACTTTTCTGTAAACATCTTGTGCATAGACACAACATCTCCACAACGAAGCTGAATAACAATATAGACCATCATTTTCTGATATACTCATTCAAAAATGTACGAGTATATCCGTTTTTACCAAAACTTCTCTACAGGGATATATTTCATCTTAAGACGCTGTGCAAATGTCTTGTCTGAAGTGCGATCACCGACCATGATACACAGAGTAGGATCGAGCTTCCACTCTTCGATCATTTTCATCGCCATACCTGATTGAGGTTTGCGACAATAGCATGTAGATATCGCAGAATGAGGACAGAATAGAATGGGGAAATCGATACCAATAAGTTCCTTTGTTCTGTTGAAGATTGATGTTGCTTTTTCTTCTGTTAATATGTTTTTATGGCATCCAGATTGATTGGAGACACCTACCAATCTGTAACCGTCTTTGATGTACGATTCTAATTTTGCTTTCATCTTTTTTGCATCGGCAATCAATGTTACCTGATCCTCTTCTGTGGGATATTTGTGAGGAAGATGTTCAGTAGCACGAAGAGTGCCATCGATGTCCAAGAAGAGGGCTTTATTTTTGTTTTCTTTGAAAGATGGAGGAAGTACTTTGACAATCTCGATGCTGTCGAATCCTTCTTCTGATTTAGGTTTTTCGAGAGACTTCCTTGCAGCAAAGAGTACAGCGATAGGAAAGATGTGAGGATCTTTGAAATCAGCCTTTCCTGTGAGAAAGACTTGACCATGTTTCTGGTGCATCCTGTGTAGAACGCGAATCTGGCAGTCTTCGATGGGTGAGTCCATAAAGATTGCATGAACTTCTTTTTTGAGAGACTTTGCGAGTTGAATGAATGGCTTCCTGACTTCTACAGAAAGGTTTGTATTGTCGAGAATGACGGTCTTTCCTTCTGAGAGATTCTTCTGTACAAGAGGAAGAAGATCAGAAATAGAACCGCCTTCCGTATCTCTGGAGATGACAATAGAATTGGAATCAACCATGTCTTTTGCAACAGTTGATTTGGTAGAACCTTGGATACCGATAAGGATGAAAAGCATCTTATTAGTCTGCACTCCTGCGACTAGGGTTTAACGAGTGATGTCCTATTTCTGTATGTACTTTCAGATCCATTTTTGTTAGCAAGTAAGATTGTTGCGATATGTCTCATAAAGCTTGGCGTTGACAACCTCTTGTACTTCAAGAGTGAAAGAGAAGTCAGCCATCAAATTGATAGGAAGACCGTATGCATCAACAAGCTTAACTCTTAATGTTGAAATATTGGTAGGTTGTGCAAAATTAATAAGTTTCGAAACAGTGTTTGCACCGTTGTCATATACTAGGGTATTCTTGCCTTTATCTACAACAATCTTAGCAAAAGCTTTAATACTACTGTTACCGTACGAATGAGCATCCATCATCATTTCAAGTTCTGGCAGCTGAAGAAAGACATAGTTATCTCGCATGGTGTCTAACACATATTCAGCAGTATAAGTATTTGAACCCGAATAAACATTACCAGTAAACCCAAGCTGATAACCTAATCCACTGTCGTATGGTAAAAGAGAACTTGAAGAAGGTGGATTAGTTGCGCTCGTATTTCCACATGTTGTTGCAGAACCGAACTTAATAGTGAATGGTGAGGCTCCTGTCAGTGTTATTTTTGAAGGTGCAGTAATGTTATATGTTGATGTAAAAACACCAGTACCTGCAATATTCAGAGCGTTTGTAAGAGCTAAAGTTGTTGTATAATTTCCATCAGGAATAGTCTTTAGAACACCGTTCAAATAAAAAGAAGTATTACCACGAGCAGCAGAGAAGGTGTACCATGTGTTGGGTAGTTCTACACTAGAAAGACGAAGGGTTATGGCATTCTTATATGTGCGAGGAAGCTTGATCAAAAAGTCTGTAGAAGAGGAAGCCTGCCAGTTCTCTCTAAAACGGCTATCAATATTGATAACAGTAGTTTTAACATCGGAAGGATAAAGAACACCGTATCTAGTGTTGTCAGTCCAATCGTTTTTTGTTTTGAAAAGAGTGGTACCACAAGTAGTATCTGTCATTATACTCCAAATGGATTATTTATGGTATATTCTACAGTGACTCACCAAAATGGATTCATGAGTACTCATAGAATAAGGATGGCACTCGTTAAACCAGAACCGTGGGAGCACAGGTTTATTAAAATGAATAATACTTCTGATCAGGTACCTACTGTCGTCTGTTGCAATTATGACTGCCAAAGCGAACTTGCCAAGATCGATGCATTCTACGACGATGAACGCCCTTATTGCTGCTATGATTGTGCATTCAATCATTATTATGATCTTAAAAAAGAGAGACGTCGCAACTATTACGCCACCATAGCAAAATAAACTCATTCTTAAAAATCCAAAAAAAGCCGCAAAAGGTCTTTTTTGCTGTTTCACTCACCAAAACGGATTCATGAGTACACATAGAATATGTATAGTACTCGTTAAACCAGAACCGTAGGAGTACAGGTTCATTCAAATGAAGAAAGAGTTCAAGATGACCCGCGACAACGATAAGCGCAAACATTCTCACGATGAGAATGAAGCATGCTTAACCTGCAATGGCGAAAAGAAGGATTGTGTTTGCGTATACACACTCAAGCAGTACAATGCTCTGTCATGCAAACACTGCAATTATGACTACACAAAGGAGGATGGTATGGTAGTGGATGAGAAGCGCCCAGATTCAGTCTATATCAGACATCAGAAGAAGTGGCTGGTAGAACCATGCGACAAATGCAACAAAGAATATGCAGACAAGATTAACAAGATTATAGAGTGGGCTTATGAAGATGAATACGAGTATGAGTTGAGTATGAGAAAGATTGATGCATATTTGGATCGGTATTAAATTAATAAAAAAACAAAGAAAAACAAGATTTTTCACTGTATCAAAAACGAATCCATGAGTACCGTTAAAAAAGAAGAGTACACAATCATGGCTCAACATCGTATGGGAAAAGTGATCAGCGCTGACGGAGATAACTTCGTTTGTTACAGTAGATATGGTAAAGAATTTACTGTAACAAAAGGTTTAGCATTAGTCTATCCAGATTCAGAAGAAAGTTATCAAAATAACATCAAATTCCAGACTCTCCTTTCTGAGAAGGGGTTTGCTCCCCGCCTTCTCAAAAAAGATATGAAAGCCAAGAAAAAGGGTAATATATTTATGATGTGGATTTCAGAAGATGCAGGATTGTGTGTAGAAGATGAAGATATCCCTGCATGCAATGAACTCTTAGATAAACTCTATGATGAAGGTATTATTGTAACACCTTATCTTTGGAAGAGTTGGTTTGTAAAGGGATTTGATGGAAAGATTCGTATGACAGATTTCACTCTTACAGAACAGTTTGATGAACCTATTGAAAAACAGAATAGAAAGTATTTACTTCCCCGTGCTCCCGAAACCTCCAGCACCGCGTGAAGTCTCATCAAGCGCATCAACCCATTCAACAGTGAAAGGCATCAAAATAGGAATACACATTTGAAGAAGGCGATTCCCTTTTTCTACTGTATAATCGGTATCAGAAGTGTTGTGAAGAGCGCCAATAAGATTTCCACGATAAGAAGGATCGATCAATCCCATACTGTTTGCCAACCTCAGAGGTGTCTTTGAAAGAGAAGACCTAGGAAGAACCCAAAATCCACTTCCACCTGTGGTCTTTGCAGAGATACCAAAGTCTACAAATGTGACCTTTCCTGCAGGAAATACAGTGTCTTCAGGAAGATACAAATCGAAACCAGAATTTCCATTCGTATCATTTTTTCCTTTATAGAAGTCTAGTTTAGAAACGCACTGCATTTTTATACTTTATGTTGGCTTCACGTAAGCCCTCTTGCAAAGCTCCTTCAGAATATAGAAATACTGCCAAATAGATTCCTTAGTCTGATCGTCAAAAACACCCCAATAGCTCTGGACCTTTCCAAAGATATCTGCACCATCAGCACCATATTCAGCAGCCTGATATTTCACAAAAAAGTCTTCATTTTTGGTATCAATATAGCTTTCATATTCGGGTGTCAGTTCTTCATAAAACTTATTAATGATCATTGAAGGGTTGGTCTTGCTGATCATTCCCAAAAATGTTTTGAGTGTAAGCAAATCTGCATCATCTGGAAACATATTTACAAGATTATTGATCACCTCTGTGAGCTGAAGATAAAATGCCTTAGTAGATTGGATCACGGACATCTCTTTTATATAATACTTTAAGAACGTGAGGTGGCTCTAAATTCCGCATCACGGAGTGTCTGCATATTTTCCATACTTTTACCAGCATCTGCAGATCTAACGGAACCATCTGGTAGAATAGCATCCTGACCGGATGTTACCAAACCTTGTACATATGTGTATCTCAGCTGATCATCGGACTCTTTTGTTTCTTGATCGAACACAGAGTATCCTGAAGAAAGGCTTCGGACATCATTGAAAGACCACTCTAAAGGATCAAGAGATGCCGTGGGAGGTGCAGCGCGACCCTGAGGTACCTCACGACGAGAATCGACAGGTTTGGAAATACGTGCAAAGATAGCAGCCTTACCTGTAATGACCTCTTTTGTCTGAGGATTAATGACTGTGGGTACTGATTTGATCTCGGGAGGGATGTAATTGCGCGGCGTGGTATCGATGCACACGAATCTGAAAAGAGAAGCCTTATTCAAAGCCTGAATGGTCTGAACAACCTCTTTTGAGTTTGGGCATCGTTCACTGTAGAATAAAACAGGAACATTTGGGTTAGCTGACATTTCCATTTATACAGATAAAAACGAATACATTGATAACGAATGGCTACTGAGAAACAAGAAATGATCCCTGCTAAGAACATCGATCTTAATGGCTTCAGAATGAAGTTCCAGATGAAGGGAGTACCTGTCCAATTTGCGAATGCAATCAGGCGCATCCTTCTGAATGAGATGCCTGTTGTCGAAATTGCAAATGTAAAGATCAATGAAAACACTACACTAATGCCCCATGAAATGCTTCAGCTTCGTACTGAGCTTCTTCCTGTCAATGTCAGACCCATTGAAGAGGATTTGATTCGCTCTGCCAAACTTTCATTGAGCATTTCAGGCGAAAAGAGAGTATATACATCAGATTTTGTAGTATCGGGTGGTAGAAAGGATATTCTTCTAAAAGATCGTGATTTGGACACACCTCTGTATTTCTTAAAAGTAAAGGAAGGAGAGTCTGTGAATTTGACTGCAGGATTGCGCATTAACACACTCTCTTCTCATTGCTGTGTTGCGACGTATATGTACCATGTTGATGAAGAGCTTGCTGAAACAGACAAGGAAGAGTTTGTGAACGATAACGAAGGCTGGGATGGTGCTCCCAGAGTGTTTGACAACTTTTATAGACAGCGCTCGTTCCATCGAAATGAGAAGGGAAGACCTGATTGGTTCGATTTTGAGATTGAAAGTATTGGTGTGATCCCTTCACGTGAACTTGCCAAGGAGGCTTTCGTTCTTCTAAAGAAGAGTGTCGCAGAGTGGTCGAAGAACGATATTGTTCGTGAAAAGGAAGACGGAGTATACCGTGTTGTAGCAGAGTCTGGTGGACATACTGTCGGTGCTCTGGTACAGGCTGTATTGTATGAATCTGGATTGTGCCAGTTTGTCTCATACGACATGCCTCATCCCCTCCGCTCTGAGATGATTGTACGGTTCCTCACAGGAAAGAACCCAGAAGAGATTGTGGCATATACTCTTTCGAAAGTGAACGAATACTGCGACATGTGTTTGAGTATGCTTTAAAAATCGGTTCTTCCAACTAATAATGGAAAGGTACGGAGACGTCTTGGTGTTCAACCCAGCAACGGAATTCCAAGTTATAGAAGAATTTGAGTTCGATGAGCTTATCGAACGCCCCGAAGAAGTACGATTTTTTACATTAAGCGAACAGACATCAAACTTTATGGACCAGATTTTATCAAAGTCTGGAAAGATTACAAAGTCTGTCGTACTCAAAGCAGAATATGAAGTAGATTCTTTCAAAAAGTTGTACAATTCTATTCTGAAAGAAACACCCACAGGCTTTGAAGAGACTGTATACACTCGTCCAAAGACTCTTCCTTGGGTCACATATTCGAACAAGAATCCCCTTCAGAGAACAGTGTTCAATTGGAATCAGGATTGGGCTCCTCTTTATGCAGATAACAGAGGTCTTCAGGCAAACTATTACATTCAGATGATTGATTCTTTACCTAAAAGTGCACTCTTCTACACAGATGGAGAACAGGTTGTTTACCCTGCAATCGTAAATGATATAAAAGAGCTTGGACCTTACAATTATTCTAAAACATCTTATCGTGAAGATGGTACTTATTTTATCAAAGATGTTCCCAGAGTAGGAAGTGAAGATATCGCCACATTCACAGGATATGTTGTAGAAGTGCCTAATCCTCTGCCTCCTTCTCCTTTAGAGGATCACCCATTTTTAAGCGTGAGAGATAAGCCTCTAATCATAGAGAGTACTGAAGACCTGCCTACTATTTTACCGTCTATGGAAGCTATATTTGAACATGCTGTACCTCGTACTACAAATCCTTATAAAGATGCTCCTCCCTATTTGAAGCTGTATGATGTCAAACTCTCTCAGGTTCCATGGAAGATTTGGCGGGAAAGCTTTCCTCCTGTCGAGCTTGTTGAAGAAGGTGTTCCTCCTATTGAGATACCCTTAAAGATGGACGAAGGTGTTGCTCCTGCAAAGGTTTTGACTGAAGTGTACAGATCTCAATGGTATGCTGGTCTTTCTACTAGAAAATGGCTAACAACTCAACTGGATGGTGGAACACTCGTTGCAAAGATTCTGTTATCTCAAGCGGGTACTCTTGGACCCATTGCTCTTCCTCCTCCTTCAATGTTACCTCCCAGTGTAGCTATTGAAGGAACACCTGAAGACTGTCTTCCCTCTGTTATCACAGATTTCAACGATTTTGCAAACAGAGGTGTTTACCGTACCCCTAGATGTGATGTATGCAATTGGTACGGTCACGGTGCTTCTGACTGTCCCGACAGAAGAGGACCTGTGAAACAGGAATATAAAACTGGTGGAGGTTGTATTCCTATTGGTCTTGTGACAACAGAAAGGGCAGAAGAGATCTATAATGGTAAATCTGCATGGGTTCCGGGAACAGATGCGTCTATTCTTTCAGAGTATCAGGCTCTCATTTCAAAATATACTGAAAGGTATGTCGAAATAATACCAACTGTGCCTGATGCTGGTCCTGCGCTTCCTCCTTCTGAAACACGTGAGCTTATTGTGGCTATTCTCGAGGATGAAGACAGATTACCAGAAGATAAAGCATACGATATCGCAATCATTATCGATGATACTGAACACATGTATTCAAACAATATCTATAGGGAGAAGGAGACAAACCAGTTCCTGATCTGTGAACATACCCTCAATCAGCTGAGAGGTGAGTTTGAGAGAGATCCCGATGAGTATTTGCGTAAATGGACTGTCGTTGATTCAGGATTCAGAGTGTGTCAGTACTGTGGAGAGCGTATTACAGATGTCTTACAGGCTCAGGATGAGTTCGATGAAAACGGTAGGCTTATACAGATGCGTTCAAAGATACAGAAGAACTCATTCCTTCCAGGAGAGCATATCACGTTCAGTGCTTCTCTCAAAAAGCTTCAGAGTCTTTTCAATGTGAAAGAACCTGCTGAAGATATCTTTTATCTTTTAATCTCCTTGCTTCAAATCTTACCTGAAGAAGATCAGTTGAAGCCTATATTGGATTATGTGAAATCAGAGTCTGCAAAGGTGAATGCAAAGATCGCTGGAAAGAAGTTAACTTCAAAACAGCAGTCTGATATTAATCTTGCATTAGCGGTCTTTGGTTTCAACGGTGTTGTTACACTTTTGCAGATACATATCCCTCAGCTTCTTCCTCGCAGAAGTTTTGGAGGAAAACCGTTGATCCTGCGTGGATTTCCTAGGGATACTGAAGATGTATCTGATGCTCCTCTGATTGATTCTTTGCTTGGAGCACTTCAACAGACATTTGAGAGCTTTCCTTCTACATTCAAAGGTTCATCTGTCGTTCTTTTACGAAATATCTTGAACGATAAAAAGGCTGTTAAAAAGGTCTTATTATCCTCGTTGTCAAAACAGTTCATGCCTGTCTTCAAGAATCAGTTCAGAAAGGCAAAGGACCTTTTGGTTTCTGTGGATGTATCCTATTCTCTTCAGAATTCATTCCAGCCTCCTATTGTGAGACCTACAAAGGATGTTACGTATCTTGCACCTACAAGCTCTATTTCTGATAAAGAACAGACTCGTTTTAGATGTCGTGAGATTAGTGTGCCTTGGTTATCTGCTTCTACAGGGTTCTCATTCAGACAGCCTGAACTTGTAATCACTGTGCCTCTCAAACCTTCTTCAAAAGCCAGATATGTAGAAAAGATAACAGATCTCCCAACAGACTTCATCCCTTCTGCAGATGAGATACGCGAAAGAATAAAACGCAAGGCTGTGGATTTCAAACCCCTTAAAACATTATTAACACATGAAGAGCCTGAATTTCTGAGAAGTATTCTGTTAGAATGGATGATCATCATAACCCAGTCTAAGACAGCCACAAGCGATGCAAAGCATTATATCCGTGAAAAGAGACCTCTTGTAGAAAGGGCATACATGGATCCTTCTACACTCCGAGATTATTTGAAGGGTATTCTGAATGAGTTTATAGGTATCATCGTGGGAGATGCAACACTTACCAATATTATTGAAAAATCGTTTGCAGAAAACATGACTGTAAGATCACTGTTCAGTAAGGCTGAAGAAGCAAAGAAGAATGTGGATACATTACGTGCAAGAGAGCGTGAAGAGTTCAAAGATCGTATGAGAAAACTACCTGATGCTCAGCGTGAGATCACAAAGATGTTGATCGATAAAGGTATTGCACCTTATCTGATTACACGTGCAGACAGAGAGATGTTTGCATCTGAACTTCAAAATGAGATGAAACAGGTTGATGTGTTTGTTCAGCCTATACCCGAAGCAGAACTGCAAGAAGAAGGTGTAACACGTGAAGATGCAAATGAGACACGTGATGTGGGTCCTCAAGGAGAAGTACCTATGAGTGGAAATGTAGAGTTGGAATACGATTATGGCGATTATGGAGATAATCGTGCAAGAGCTGCAGATGGAGAAGAGTTCAATGAGAATGTGGCTTTCGGTGACGAAGAGTTCTAATACAATGTATGATTTCTATGAAAAGCCTCCTCAAAATCGCAAAGATCTCAGAGAATGGCTTACAACTTGGTTGGAACCTGTAACCGCTACAGAGGTTGAAATTAAAGGTGAAAAATATATACAAGTTTTAGGGTTTAGAAGGGCATTTTGTATCCATACTGTATTCAGAAATGTGGTCACAAATGAATACAAATGGTATGTTCTTGATGAATGTTGTGATGATTACAGAAATTTTCCAGAAGAGAGTTATCCTTCCTATGAAAAACTAATTGATGGTGTCATTGAATCCTACTATAAACTTTGGAAATTGACTGGATAATGTGGCTTTCGGTGACGAAGAGTTCTAATACAATGTATGACTTCAATACAGCCATCCCAAAGAGTCGTGAAGATTTGAAAGATTGGCTTACAAAATGTCTAAGATCTTCAAATGATGAAAAGGAGTACATCATTAAAGATGAAACATATATGAATGAATTTAGTTTTAGAAAGTCATCTTTCATTCATTCTATATTCAAAAATATGAAAACAAATGAGTATGTCTGGTACGTTATTCCAGATACATGTGTGGATGATTTTGAAAGTTTTCCCAAAAAACGATATCCTTCATATGAAAGTTTGATTGATAGTGTTGTAGACTATTATTATAAGGCATCGAAGCTGAATGGATAAAATATGTACCAACTATAATAAAATGAGCATGTTTTGGGAACCCGAGTTTTTTAAGTCTATACCTAGTACTACTATCTGCGGATATTTCTACATTATGTTTGTGATCGTAGCGATTGCTGCTGGCTTCATCGTCTTAACCGACATCGCGTATGTATTTACTTCTGGTGGAAAAAGGGGTCTGATGCTCTTATTGCGTTCTGTGATCGCCATGGCATTACCTTTGATCAATGCCATGTTCCTGTACATCCTGTGCAGCCGTTCTTTATTCGGAAAGAATTAAATTTCCATCATATCGATAGTATAATTACGTTTCTTATATAGTGCAAGACGCTGTTGAAACTGACGACGCATCGTCGAATCAACAATGTCCAATATAAGAGGATTGATAGTCCTTTTACTTTTTTCTGTTCTCAAAATCCTTCCAACAATCTGATCAATATCGGGTCTTGGTGTTGCCATCATCAGTGTGTTCAATGTTGCAACATCGAATCCTTCTTTACACATCGAATAGGTTGCGATTAAGATAGTCTTTGAAGAACACCATTCTGCTCTTTTCGGTGCTGGGACCGTTTGTGCCAAAATACATGCTTTCTCTCGAAGATCTGGAGACAGTGCTTCCAATATATCTTTACAGTGCTGAACACGATCAGATAATACGAGTATCTGTTTTCCAGGAGATACCACATCTTCCAAGATATCTGCAAGCATCTTTGTACGAGGAGCAAACTCTGCAATCTTGTTTACCATGCTTACAGAACTCATAACACCCTGACTGTTGTAGACGATTGTATTGAAATCAGAATCCTCTGGATTGTATTGATACACTTCTACATGCACATCTGTATCCTCTTTGTCTGCATTTTCAGAACGATACAAGATAGGACCTAAGAACATTTCAATCACATACATCAGACCATCCTTTCTGTCGGGTGTTGCTGAAAGACCTAACATATGTTGAGATGTGATCTTTGGGAACGATTGAACAAACACTTCAGAAGCAATATGATGGCATTCATCCACGATTGTAAGACCGAATCCATGGAATACTTCTCTTGCATAATCTTTCATAGAAATGCTCTGAATCATTGCGATAATGATATCTTTGTCGTAGACATCTGTGACTTCTCCTTGAATCTTACCAATCCTTACATTGGGTAGAAAGGATTTGATACGTTCTTCCCATTGATCTTTGAGAAATGTGTTGTGAACGACGATAAGAGTTTTAACCTTCAATTCAGAAGCGATGTATAAAGCGCAGACAGTTTTACCTCCGCCAGTTTGAAGACAGATCATACCATCTTTAGGAGTGGGTTTCAAATAGGAGTCTACGACAGGGCGTTGAGCGTCTCTGATACTTCCTTTAAAGGTCCAATGGTGGTCTGTGCCTTTTGTGACAGAACAATTGTTTGCAGGAGGGATTCCGTATTTGGCGATACCGAACTGTTTTGGAAGATAGAAGAAGTTTTCGGTTTCATGATAGACCTTGTAGGGTTTGACAAACTGAGGTTTCACGAATACAGCTGGGACGTAAGGTTTTACAGTCAGCTGTTTTCGAAGAGCAGGAATATCGTTGGAACCCTTGGGGATCTTGTACCCATTACGTGTGAGCTCCATGTACTCTAGATTAAAATAATAATTTAAAAGTCCGTTTTTGATATAAATGAACTATCGAAGAATGGATTGGAAAATGTATCCTCTTTTAAAAACGTTGCATAGAGATGATAGATGGATCATGTACAATATACCCCATACCAAATATGATAGGTTCGAAATAATTGATGACTTTACGATTGCAATTGATGCAAATAATCCAAATTTTGAAAGAGTAATAATACACGATTCAACGCAGCCGTATATAGCTATAGATTATGATAAACTTGATAAATTTGCAGCATTCAATCGTTTATGTGAAGATACAGATGATAAGATGAAACGTGCTGTAGAAATATCATTAGATCTTCTAAAGAATAGAGGAGCAAAAACTATACAAATGTATGGAACAAATGAAAATGAGCTTGATGTAATTAACTTTTTCAAATATGGTGAAACATGGTATGAACAACACTTTGGATTCAAACTTATTCGTACTAATTGTATTCGAAGGTATGACGAATCAAAAAGAAGGCGTAAAATGCTAACATATTTAGATAGAATTGAACGTGCTCCTTCTGAACTTTTTACAGAAGATATACTTGATGTTTTTAAAACAATAGTAGGGTTAAGTCTTTACGATGTTATTTGGGAAAAGACATTATAGAAGTGTTTCAATATCTTTCTTAACCAATGATGTGTGAATAGCAAACAACCATAATCCTCCTTTTTTACACTTTTCCAGTATTTTTGGAGACTTTATCTTAGAATGATCGAATCTGAAATTTTCATGTCCATATTCGTCGTTTAATGTTTCAATTGCCTTCAATAAATTTTCAATAGGACAATTGAATTCTTTCCATAATATTGTGATTTCTTGAGTAAGTACATCTCTGTTGAACTGGGGTCTATTCGGTCTTGCTGAAGTACTGATAAATGCCTTGTATTTTACAGTCCATCCTTTCACAAAGTTTATAATCTTTTCACGAGTGACTGCGTCGAAATCTATTTCAATATACAGTTCTGGTACTGAAATAGCTTTATTGATAAATGTAAATTCATTGATGATATCTTTCTGTGTTACATCCCATAACATATCTACCAATACAAATTCAATCTCTTCAATGAGAGCTAATCTTCTGTGATTACTTTCATAACATACAAGACCTTCTCCATTTATGAAAGCAAGTCTGATAGTCCCATCCACATGGTGTGTTTCTTTGTAATGTTGTTTAATTTCGGAAACCCTTTCTTCGTCTGCGGGTCTATTTTTAGACCATTGTTTTAAACTACCATCAAAATGAAGATTGATAAGTTCTTTTGCAGGAATTTTGTAAATAGAATGAGAACCTGATTGGAAAAGATAATACTTTTCAAAATACTCACGATATATTCTAGACATTTGGTTGATTAAAGCTGAATCAATAGACTATTAAATTCGTTTTATACAGATTGGTAAATGAAATAGGGTATCAAATACACAGAAACGATAGACGTAATCAGTTAGTTTTGAAAAATTGGAAATATCTTTGAAGATCACCATTATAAATAGTCTAATATATTGATAAATGTACGCTGCTTCTGCTGAATTCCTTGGAACCTTCCTTTTGGTGGCTGTTATCTCTTTTATCGGTAATCCTTATGCCATTGGTGCTGCTCTTACTGCAGGTATTCTTCTTGTAGGAACTATCTCTGGTGGTCATTTCAACCCTGCTGTCTCTTTGTGGGCATACCTTGCAGGAAAGATAACTGTTGCAACTTTAATGGCATATATCGCTGCTCAGACTGCTGCTGCCGCTTCTGTCGTTCTTCTGAAGAAAGTTATTTAAACACACTTCGGTAGAATAGAATAATAAGATGTCTTCTACTATTCAGATTAATTTGATCCGTACTCCTCTCGGTAATGGACATGACGACGATATTATCGTGATTTCTAAGACTGGAGAGAAGGAGTATAACCTGACTTACAAGGATAAGACTGCAAATAATCCTGTACCTCATTCGGTTCAGCTTGATCGCGATGACGTTTTTGATCATCTCGAGACTACATTCGACATGCTGAATATCGATATTGCTCCTTACAAGCAGATTCAGATTCTTGCACCTGCATTCCCTTCTATTCTTCTGACTGTTAACTCTCTTAACAATGAGGATATCCGAGAGACTGTGTATCGTGTGGTAGAGTCTACTATGGATAACTGGCCAAGTGTAAGTGTTCCCGAGTGCCTTCGTCGTAGTCCCCGTTTAGCCGCACGCACTTGTTAATAAATAATGGGTGTTCGCTCAAGTAAGATCGCTCCTTCCGAGGATCCTCTTCATCTAGAATTCATAGTAGATGACGATGGTCGTATGATTTTTAGATTAACAAATGTGTCTGGTCACACAGCAATAATACCAGAACATTGCTCTATCAAAAACAGTATAATACGTACACGTCTGAAAGATGTCGAAACAGGTAGGTATATTGAAGCATATGCAAACGATGAACTTGTAAATTGGAATAGAGTTCTAAAATATGTTAAAATCCTATCAGGAGCAATACACGAAATCGATATCGGTTACGTGGATGACTTATGGGGACTAAGTAAGGAAGACCGTGTTTATGAAATTAAAGTAATAATAGACGTCGTCGTATCAAGATGGAAATCAAGAATTATTAAAAAGACCTTTAATTTGTGTATTTAACGACGTGCAACCTTGCCTAGAGTGACAAATGTATCTAAAACAAAAAGAGCAAACACACCAGTGAAGATGTACAATAAAAGATCATGTGTAGAAGGAGTTTCAGCACCAACACCTCCACCTTCGATCATGCGCATCATCTTATTTAATTTTTCTTCAAAATGAAGATTCTGTCCCATAGCGGGAGGAGTAGAAGCGTATGCCCAATCTGCAGTGCCGGGAATAGCAGGAGGGGTATAATCGTTTACAGAAAAGGGTTCGATTTGGTTCTTGGAACTATGCACATTTCCGCTCAAACGGGCGGGTGCATAATTGTCTTCCGAATCCCCTATAGGTAATGATTTCATAGTATCGTTAATAAGCTTAGAGTGTGTCTGTAAAGCTGCTTCGGTGCGGCGGGTAGGTGTATTGTAGACTTTCTGATTTGAGTGTACATCCTGTTCCCTCGTAACCTTCTTTTTCTGCATACCCCACATACCACCGAAGGCTTCATCAAGTGTCGCATACTGTGCCATTGTCAATTTGCATGTAGAAAAAATCACCCGTTCAACAATAAAGAGATGCTTCCTAAAAACACTCAGTATTTAATCGCTGGCGCCATCGGTCTTTACATCGTGTTAATGACCCGCCCTGCCCCTGCAATGATCACCAATCTGCTTTCTTCTTCTGTGGCACAGATTGCTGCCCTTGCTCTTGTAATCTATGTCGGAGCCACACAGTCTCTCATAGTGGCTGTTGTTCTTGCTGTAGCTGTCGTGATGTCTACTCCTTCTCGTGAGTACATGACTATGGAGGAGAAGAATGCATCTGATAAGAAAACTGTTGCTGCTAAGAAGCCTGCAGTCAAAGCTGCTGCCAAGCCTGTGAAAGATCTTGGAAAGGAAGCCACTAAGCCTACTAAGCCCACACCTTCTACTGCTGAACCTAAGCCTGCGACTGGACCCAAGACTACTGAACCCACTGAATCAGGCGAGCCTGCTCCTGCTGGACAGACTGTTGCCACTTCTGCACCTACTACAGGCTCTGAGAAGTTCAGTTTGATGAACGCTGCTGATTTTTAATTATCTTTTTCTGATACTCTAAAAGAGGTAAACTCTCGTGTATTTTAAACATAAGAGGTACATGATCATCAATCAATGACTGTTGATGATCATTTACTGTCTCCAATATTTGAGCAATCCTATCAAATTCGTTGTCGATACGATCCATAATAGGAACATCTTGTCTTGATCCGAATGGTTTTACTAAAATCATACTAAACTTATTTGGTTCAACAAGATTGTAAAGTGCATCATCTATCAGAATAGTGTTTCGAGGTGTATATCCTGAAAAAAGACGCATAGGCTCTTTTGAATATAACGGTTTTTCTACACTAGTACGCTCTTGATTGATAATATCAATAGATTGATTCCTCCACTCTATCTTTTCTCGAATATCCTCTGGAGCATACTCTTTGTTGAAATGATACCATATGTATCTCAAATCCTTTCCACCCGTTTCATTAATCATGGCTGCTATTTCTGAATCTTCCAAGGACAATATATCTTTGAATTTATGAGGTTGGTTGTCTGTCAATATATTCGCGACAAGCAAAGCATAATCTGCAGAGCCCCACGTCCAGATAGAGACATTGTAATTCGAAAAAAGAAACTTCAAGAAATTATGAAGATTAGGGCGGAGTATGAACACGCAATCCTTATAGAATAAAGTAGTGAACTCTGCTCTATTTGGAATACAATCCCACACATCTTTTTTCATAAATCGAAGGAGCGTTTCGTCAATGTCAAGCAGGACATTCAACATTAATATATGAATAATTTATAATATGTTCGAATCGTTAAATGAAAACAAGCTTATGCTTGGACTTATTATGATATTTATGAACATTGGTAGTAAGTTCATAGTGATCAATTTTTCCGAAACACAGAAAGAGTTACTCTCCAATTCTGTGTTAAGGCAGGTACTGATCTTCTGTATCGCGTTCATGGCAACACGCGACGTCATCATGGCTCTTCTTTTGACTGCTATTTTTGTAATCCTTGTAGACGGTCTGCTTCATGAAGAAAGCCCTCTATACATCTTGCCCGACAGTATACGCCCTAGGGTGAAGACTCCTTCTATGGATAATGGTCCTTTCGGTCAGCTCCGTGTAATGGCTGGTGTCACTTCTTCTGTTCAGAATGCTGCATACGATATAAAAGAACCCGTTATTTCTGTTGGTCTTACTTAAAGAGATAGCGTTCTAAAAAGTTAATAATGTATGTTTTTGTAACATTTAAGAATCTCGAAAAAGAAGAAACAAAGAACACACTTCTTCATCTACACGGTAGTCCTAATGGGACGTTTTTAGCACATCCTTGTCTTTCAAGGATCATGTATGACAGGTTTGGTCAAAAATATGGCATGTGGTGGGTAGATATCAATATTTTGAACAAATTTTATGGAGGAATTCTTAATGCATTCAATATGATCATTAAGAATTTTTCAGGTGTTGAAAGAATCGATGTACTACCTTTTGAAGAAGAGATCAAAGATATGACGGATGAAGAATATACTTCATTTGGTATCAAGGTCTGTAATTATATTACATCTATGTCTGAAGGTACTCTCTAGGCGCTGTTTCATCTGTGGGTGAAATGCCTTTACAATCGGGACAAATTTGTATTTGAGGTTTACGCTGATTACTAAACTGAATGATAACTTCTTTTGAAAAGTGAATCTTATTTTTTGGGGTCCAACCGTATAGTTTAGCCATTTGAATAGTCTTTTCATCTGATTTCTGGTGTATTTCTTTTAGAACCTCAAAAATGTCGCCTTTACTCAAATTTGTCTTGCAGTATCTACAGATCATTTATTAATACTAATGATGATCTGTTTAAAGTTTGATAACTACAGAGTTCTTAGGGGATTTTGAAGCGGAAGAGCTGGGTGTTTTTCTGAGAGCAGACTTCATGGGAGCCTTTTCTGCACGGATTCCGCTCAGGATAGAAGAGAGACCTCCTTCTGCACCATAATTCCTAGGGGGAGCTGCAGGTGCAGGTACTGGTGCAGGTGCTGGGGGTTTAGACATGAATGAGGGCATCTGAGGAGGAGGCATGGACATCTTGGGCATGCTCACCTTTTTGGTCTGAACCTGAGGAGGTGGCATAGGTGCTGAAGAAGGAGGCTGCTGTGTTCCACCCAAGAAGCTCATCAGACCTGAAAGAGGGTTGGATTCCTGAGGTGCCGGCATACGGGGAGAAGGTGCGGGCGGAGGTGCATACGTCTGACGAGGTGGGGTATACTGCTGCTGCTGAGGAGCAGGAGCCTGTCTGAACTGCTGACTCTGTGTTTTCATCGCTTCTGTAGCCATCTGACGAGCAATATCAGGGTTCTGTTTCAGAATATCCTGAATATTAGGAATAGGCGCCTTCATAGCCATCTGATTGGTAAGATGAACCATATACACCATAACGCACGTCCTCATAGGGATACGAACAAGAGGGTGCATTCTCATCTTGTCTCCATAAAGCTCATACAGTTCTTCGAAATCCTCTTCAAGATCACCGACATTCATCTGAGCAGACTGAGAAAGACCATCAAGCTGGAGACCGAACATTTTGAGCATATTAATATTCTTGCTTCCCCACTCCATTGCAGACATACCAGTGATGAACCACTCTGAGAACTGTTTGATGGTAGCATCCATAGCCTTTTCCTTTCGAATGAATTCAAGCTCCATCTTCATCTCATCCAGAGGAGAATCCATAGTGAAACGCTTACGGATAGGGACACCTAGCTTATTGAGACGCTCAAACTTACGAAGGATCTCATACTTCTCTTTCATGAGAGCATCTTCAGACATCTGTACGACGGGTTTAGCAGGTTTCATATAGGGTTCTGCATTTAGATTGTCAATACCATCCCATGACCTAACAGGACCGATATCATCAGCAGACGGGACGAGCTTCGGTGCAGGTGCTGAAGATGAGGATGACGGAAGGTCTCCGTTCGAGTCAAAATCAGGAAAGTCTAAAGATACGGATTCAAGAGCAGGAAGTTTAGTGTCTCCCATAGACGACATATTCATTAGTAAATCTGCTCCTGGTATATCACCCATTTATGAATTTCTACGAGCCTCTTCTGAAAGTTATAACGCGGTGATGGTCTATTTTGTTGTTTGAAGAATCATGACACCCGAGACAAGGAGTGCTATAGCAAAATAGTCATGCATATGAAGTACTTCTTTGTACAGAAGAACACCTACAATAGTGGTAGAAGCAACAGAGAGCGATGACCATAAAGCATTTGTAGCTGCAAGACCTGTAACCAGATACGTTTGGCATAATAAGAAGCCTACACATCCGTAGAAAAGAACACCCAGTATGAAAAATCTAGGATCTTGTAAACTCTTTTTAAAGCATGACATCGCAGATGTTTCAAACATCACAATAGCCAAAATGTAGAAATATATGAGAGGTACCATTATTACTTGTGCTCCAAAAACCACAGACCCTGTAAATATGAATCTGCCAAATCGTCTTTCTTCTTGTGTGATCTGAAAAATGGTCTTTTGCATTCAGGCATAAGCTGTTCGCAATGGACTATACCCGTCTTCTTTCTTCCACGATATGTTTCTGTCGAATCTGTCAATGTCAAAATATTGTTCAACTTATGAATAGCAGAAACACCCTTTACCTTGAATCCTTTCAGAACAAAAAACATATGGATCATCGATTGAACAGCAAACATCCTTCGGTCTTTCTGATTCTCAATAACGACTAAATCCGCACCCTCCCACCAAGAATTGCGTATACCCAAGCTATTTGCAATATCACCAGCCAAGTCAAGAACAGGGGCATGTTTAACAGATGCTCCTCCTGTAAACTTAGACCAGCCGATTGACTTGTATTTCTCATATACGGCATTTACAAGTTCTCCTTTCTTTGTCGGTAAACCTACCATTCCAATATCTTTTCCCTGCTTAGTAAGGTCTTCAATCTTCGTTTTGGTCAAACTTGTTTTTGTAGGAACTTTGATTTTCGGACAATGTTTTGTACACGCATATTTCTCACCTTGAAACCACATTGCAGGCTTTGAACAGTGAAAACAGGATGGACGAGATACACCGTTCTTTTCTCCAAGAACATCGATCACATCCCAACTTGAAATAGAAACATCCTTTCGTGTAGTACCTTCTAGTACGCACACGGCAAGATTTCGAATACCGATATCAATGCTAATAAGTTTCATTATCTTATTTAGCTAGCAACCTTTAAAAGATTAACCAAAGTAGGCTTCTTATCGCTCTTGTTGAAAGGAATACCCTTTCCATTCAAGAGTTCGCGAAGCTGAGCGACAGTCTTTCCACCAAGATCATCATCATCCTCTTCGGCAGCAGGGAGTAGAGGCTCATCTTCAGTAGGATGGTACTGTTCAGTCTCTTCGTGCACACTGACGCGGTCATCTACAGCCTCCGTGTGTTCTTCCTCCTCTTCTTCTTCCTGAATAGGATGCTGTAATGCAGCCTCGAAAAAGGAGGGAGGTGGTGCTGTAACAGCAGCGGTAAGAGCCCCTACAGCCTGCATGATTCTAGTTTGCTGAATATACATCCATGCGGTGAGTGCGGTGAGCACCAACACGACAAATGCAAGTAACGCGACGATACCAGTTAAAAAGTCCATCTTTGTGTTATTAATGACCCTCATTTATTCCTTTTTTAACGCCAACCCAACATTTCGAATGCAATGCGAGTGTATGCATTTGTATACAAATCTTTAACCTCTGTCACAGGAACCCACGAGATGACCTTGACATGTTCTTCTGGTTTTGAAATCCTATATAATCCCATATGTGTAGCCATTCCGAAATAGAACAGACATTTTCGGATATTGTAAGGTTTGTGAGGTTGGACCCAGTAGTCGATTCCATTTTTGAAATCGGTCTCTTCTTCTACTTCACGTATGGCTGTCGCCAAATATGATTCGTCATACTCTTCTACAGACCCTTTTGGGATAGACCATTTTCCATGTCTACTGTCCTGAATTAGAAGAATATGTGTAATATATGGATCTGTTATGATTATACCTGCTCGTTCTACTCCCATTTTATGGTTATGCTTTTTCATTTTTAATGTATAATTTTAGTTCGTTTTGTTAGAAGTCTTCATCGTCTGTGCGAATAACCATCGATTCTGCATCTTTTCCAACACCAGGCTTACTGTAGGATGAAATCTTTCTCTCGAAGAAATTACCCTTCCCTTCAAGAGAGATCATCTCCATAAAATCGAAAGGATTTGTAGAATTGTAGATCTTTGACACACCCATTTGAACTGCAAGACGATCAGACACAAACTCAATGTACTGAGACATCAGATTGGAATTCATTCCAATAAGATTGCAGGGAAGAGCCTCACAGATGAACTCTTTTTCGATTGAGACAGCATCTTTGATAATACCATGAATAGTCTCTTCGCTCAAAGAAGAACCGAGAGTGGCATACATTTGAATAGCAAACAGAGTGTGTAGACCCTCATCTCGAGAGATCAACTCATTACTGAAGGTCAAGCCTGGAAGGAGACCACGCTTCTTGAGCCAGTAGATTGCACAGAAAGCACCGCTGAAAAAGATACCCTCCACACATGCAAATGCAATCAAACGTGTAGGATAATCTGTGGCACTTTCAATCCATTTAAGAGCCCATTGAGCCTTCTTTTGGATACAAGGAATAGTGTCGATTGCACGGAAAAGCTTATTCTGTTCTTCCTTATCTTTAACGTATTTATCGATCAGAAGGGAATACGTTTCTGAATGGATACCTTCCATCGCATTTTGGAAAGCATAGAAAAGACGAGCAGAAGGAGACTGTACTTCGCGCTGGAAACGGGATGCAAGATTCTCTTGAACGATACCGTCTGATCCAGCAAAGAATGCAAGAATCTGTTTCACAAAATACTGTTCATTTTCGGTAAGCTTGTCCCAGTCTGCTTCATCTTTTGAAAAGTCAATCTCTTCTACAGTCCAGAATGACGCGACCGCCTGTTTGTAAAGGTGGTATAGGGGCATTTCTTCAGATTTAATAGGAAAAAGGGTATAACGGTCACCATCTGTGGACTCTGCTGCGTTGAACATATATTATACTCTGTTTAAAAAGTTTAAATGCTTGTGTCACTTTACTAATAATGAGCAATTATCTGGAAGGTGTATTTCAGCCAGCGTATTCTTTTGATAATGCTTTAGGATTCCAAACAAGACTCGATACATCCTTGAATGGTAATGTTACTATCGGTAATTCAAACACAAATTACAGTTTAATGTTGAATGGTCTTCCTGTAGGTAGTAATGTACTAACTACAGGTTATTGGTCATATTTATGTGGGGGTGGTCCTAGTGATCAAACTATTAATGAAAGTATTACTTTAGGATCTGGAACACAAGTACAGTGGTCTAACATACAGTATGAAAGTACACCAGCTTTGTCATTAAATACCACATGGACCACACCATACAAAGGCTGGTATAATATTACACTAAATTTAGATGGTAGAAATGTACTCACTCCTGCTAATGATGGAGTTACTGTGATATGTTATAATCAAACCACAGGTCAACAACTAAATCCTCCTGTACGATTTGTACTTGTACAAGGTTCTTCTGGTACAGAAAACTATACAACAAGTGCAACGTATATGACATCTCTAAATTTGAATGACGTATTAATATTTATGGGAGGTGCTAATTCTCCATTAGGACAATGTGCAATTAGCCCATCTTGTGGATTAAATATTCATCTTCTAGGAGCACTTTAACACTTCCCCATTACTTTTTGAATAGATACCACTGATACTCCACAATGTTTTGAAAATGCCTTTACAATAGTTTTAGGATCTGATGCACCTTTTGTTAGAATAGATGCGATTGTACCTGCTACCATTACTTTTGGTGTATGTTCAAGCTCCTCTTCTGGGTTCTTGAAGATACTCTTAATAGCATCCAAAATCAGTGTACGTTGGCTCTCTGAAACGCTTAATCCGTTCATCATACGCTCTACCAAAGAGAGCTGCGTATTCAACAGAGGATTTGAACACTCTTCTACAAGAATATCGAAACGCTGAATAGCCTTGCACAAAGATCTTGTACTAACCTTGACCATCTCTGCAATCTCTTCATGTGTACGCGATACTCCATTCCTTCTGCATGAAACAAAGAACACAGCACCCATTAATGCTCTTCTGGTCTCTCCTCTGAGCTTTAGAGCATCTTCCTGAGACTTCAAGAGATAACATGCTTCTACTAGAATAGCTTTGGGCATTCCTGCACGATAGGCATATGTTTGAAGAATATCCAAAGCAGATAACCAAGACCTTTCAGAATGAGATGCAAGAGCCCACGCTGAGAGTTTTACAATCTGACGAACATGTGGAGATTTGGTCTTGATATTCATAGCCATAGATCCGTAGGATGAATCTGGAAGAAGTGCATTGTTCATGGCACCTGTACGACAAGGATCATCATTTCTGTCGTCTGCTCCGTAATAACGCCACTCTGGTCCGTCGTCAATAGTCTGTTCTAATATGGTTCCACACGCAGAACAAACACTTTGACCCTCCTCAACAACCCTTTTAGTAGCATGGTGTTCACACATTTGATAAGCCATTTAGATGTGTGGTATTTTATGGTTCGTTTTTATTGGCGTGTTAGAAACGCAAAAGCAGAATCATCATACACGAAAGGTCTATAATCCGCTCCTGTTTTTGGAGGCTTTGCTGTAGATTCTCTTGCCTGTGGTTTGACAGGTTTCATCCAAGATATCATAAGAACAGAAGGAGGTGTTGCTCTCCAAACTTGAAACCCTTGTTCTTCTAATGTTTCTTGCACATATTGAATAGCCTCTGCATGATCAAATAAAGGATATCCAAACACAAAAGAGGGTACGTCGAAGGCATAGTACGGGGATGTAGGGCTCTGTTGAGCTTGAAGTTTAATAGCATTGAAAAGACCTGCTAATACAGGTCTCATAGCGCGCATTCTACCAGCCTTGCGTTCATCTTCGGCTTTCCATAATTCTTTTGCTTGAAGCATTTTCCTACTAAAATTGTGAGATTAATAATGAGCGATTTTACCGTTCTGTGTTTGAATGGAGGTGGAGTGAGGGGCTCTCTTCAGGTCGGGGCTCTTAAGGCTTTTTCAGAAAAGATAGGGAATACACGCTTATGGGAAGTGTTTATTGACGGTGTTTACGGTATCTCTATCGGCTCTATTCTGTGTTGTTTGATTGCTTTTAAATTTGATATAAAAGAGATTGAAGATCTGACCAAAGATCTCATGAATCTTTCAAATGTTATAGAACCTCTAAGGCTTGAAAGTATTTTTGAGTTGAAAACACATCTCGGATTTGATATGGGTGGAAAGGTGTACAAATGTTTGGAGAGTATATTTTCAAAGAAAGGATATGTGTTCAAGGATCTAAAAATAGGTGATGCTGAAATACCTCTTCATATTATAGCTTCCGATCTTACAAACTGTAAAAGTGTTATATTCAACGAAAACGTAAGAGTATGGGATGCTATTCGAGCATCTATTTCAATACCAATCGTGTTCACACCTCATCAAATAAAACGAAGACTCTTTGTAGATGGTGCTATTTTGTGTAAAAATATAGTGAAAGAAGTCCCAACATCTCAGAGATCCAAAATGTTAGCACTATTGTGTGACGGATCAAAAACAATAGATACAAGCGATCTAAAGTTGAATCAATACATGTCTATTTTATTGCATTCACCCTCTCAAGCAGAAACAAAATGGTCTGAAGCACATTATCCAAAGAACGTCTGTCTTTTGACAGAACCTTCTGTAGATGTTCTAGATTTTGGTGCAGATGTATCTGAATTAATCGTTATCGGCTATCGACTCTTCTGCTCCAAGGGCATCTGTTAAGAATGTACGATATGTTGGGATAGAGGAGGGTCCAACATACTCGTACATCTTTGCTGTTGTTTCAAGTTTGTATGTAGGATATGCCTCAATCTTGTAAAGAGTACACTCGTCTTTATGAGTTTCACAATTCATAAATTCGATCTTTACATGTTTACCACCATAGGTGTAGTTGTCTACAATCTTTTTGAACTCTTCCATTTTATTGAAGGCTTCTTTGCTGTAAGGGCACCAATCTACATAAAAAAGTTTAAATATAGCTGTTGTACCATCTATATCGTTAGGCGAAGGGAGGGGCTGTTCAACAACCTTGCTTCCAGGGAGAAAGCCTCTAAAAGCCCAGTAGGATACGATGAACAGAAGAACCAAAAAGAGTGTGAATCCTGCGGCTATGAGCCCAGATCTTAGAAGATCATTCATTGTAGAGTATCTTGGAAATGTTACGTTCCTTTTCAAACCATTCTTTGTAGCCTTTGTTTTCTTTAATCTTCAACCAAGCAATCTCACGAGTAATGCGCTCAGGTTCATTCAACTTTGGAATAATCTTCAGCCATTGACCGTTGTATCGAACTAGTGCCTCCATAAATGTATGGCAGCTGCTATAAGTAAACCTAATAGTGTTTCAGCAAGTTTTAGAATGGTGTGTGACAATGAGTTTCCGCGTCTGATGGCTTTTTCTAAAATAAAGAATCGTATATCCAGAATGTATTGAAGAGCGTGATATATGATCACGATTGGAAAAAGAACAGGGAAGTAGTACGATAGTACACCGGAAGCAATATGGCTTGCAGTGTAAAACGGTGGTTTATACCATAGTTTCATTACTTAAATCTTACACCTTTTTAAGATTTAAAAAGTGGGGAAGCCCACGAGGTTGGCACCGATACCGAAGCCGGCACCAGTGCGTGCAGAAGAGCCAACAGAGGGGGCATAGATGTCGAGGATGGCAAAGACGGCAAGGGCGGTAAGAGCGATCATACCGATCTCATCGAAGCGCATTCTCTTTCCAGGAAGGAGGTAGCAGGCAACGGCTACGGCGAGACCCTCAAGAGCGTACTTAACAAGTCTCTTGATGAGGTCGGCAAAATCAATACCCATAGAGGGAGCAGGAGCAGCTTTGGCAGTATCGGACATTCTGTTTATTATTCCGCGACGAATATTTTTTGATGCAGAAGGAAGATAATCTGTCGATTGCGTTTCTATTTTAAGAATAGCTACCACAGAAGATACAAATGAGCAAGCGTATCGAACTACCTATTAAGGAAGATGATGGCTCTTTCGTAGATTATCTTGAAGAGGACCCTGAGCTCCCCAACCAGCGCTATGTTGTAGTATCCTTCATCTCACCCGAGAAGGTTATCAAACAGAAAGAGCATTTCTATTTTGAGAAGTTCATGCAGTGGGCTGATTACGATTGGAAGGTAAAGGGAATGGAGCATTTCGTCAATTTCCTCTCCAAGAAGTACACTCTCAATGTGGACGATCTTATGAAGGATGTTAAAGAGTTTGAGATCACCCACAGAGATGAGATCAAGAAGTCTGATATGCCCGAGAAGTATCAGGTCTTCCTCCTCAATCACGAGAAGGAGCTCCAGAATGCTTTCGACAAGGAGGTGAACTTTAGCTGCAATACTCGTGGTGTGAAGGTCAGACGTTCATTCCCTTCGTATGAGGAGGCTCAGCTTTGGTGCAAGGTTCTCCAGCGTAAGTATCCTAATGATAACATTGTTATCGGAAAGATGGGATGCTGGCTCCCTTGGGATCCTTCTGATCATCTCATGGACAATGTTGAGTATGCCAATCAGCAGCTCAATGACATTATGCGCAAGTACAAGGAGAATGAGGCTAATCGCGATCTATTCTTTGCGGAGGAGCGCGAGGCTGCTATCAAGGCTCAGAAGGATGAGAATGCTAAGCGCAAGGCTGAAATTGAGAAGGAGAAGGAGCCTTCTGTAATGGATGATGCTCCTGTCCATCCTTCTGAAGGTGCTATTCGCGATTAAAGTCTATGCTGTTCTTCTTTATCAGATTTCTTTACATAGATTGATGGACCTGCATTCTTCTTTTTAATATTCGAAGGATCGTAATTAGCTCCTCCCAACATAGACGATGCAAACGGTCTATTATCAACCCATAATTGGGGTGCACACAGCCTAAATGGCGGGTGATCAGATGCTTTATACCAAAACACCTGATCTTCTAATTTGTTTGAGGGCACATTATTACAGATAACAAGACACTCGAAGTTTTCAGTACACTGGTCCATGAATTGACAGAACATTTCAAATGTAGGAAACATACCTGCATAGTTCTCGTATATCCTTCTTCTGTTACCCAAAATGTTCTCTCTCATGATGAACACAAAATCCACGTTTGTACGAAGATTGGGAGTAATACCAAGTGGATACTGCATGGTAATCATTGTAGAAAGATCGACGTGACGTCCGTTCATGAAAACATAACGTGTAGACTCTTCTTTGATCCATGAAGCGTCATATAAACAATCGTCCAAAATCAAGAAGGCACGAGGATCTACGTTGGATTGCCCACCAACTTTGCTTTTGTTTCGCGCCTGTTTAAGTGAAAGTTGACGTTGGATTACCTTTGTCACTATTTCAGGACTGTATTTATCGTGAATTAGTTTTGAAGGTACCATGTGTTGAAAGAACTCGTTTGCCACTTCTGTACCCGAGATAACAGTACCGATAGGATAACAGTCTTGTGTGTTGAAAAGAATATCGCGAACCAAGAAAGATTTGCCGGTATCTTTCTTACCTATAATTACGATCATTGGAGATTTGCGCGAGTCCATAGCAGTTCTGTCTTTCAACAGCTGCATATTAAACTTTCTAATATTGAAGTCCATTATAGATGGACACTTAGATTTTGTTTTCTGTTTCTTCCGCCTCTACAACAGGAGGTACTTCTACAGCAACTACTATTTCAGGCACAACAGGGTTTTTCTTGGTTAGGATTCCAATCAGGTTTTTAGCTGCTTCCATATCATTTCCCTCGCCTGTTTCCGTACGAACACCTTGTAACTTTTTATCAAGAGCAGTATCTATTTTTCCAACAAGCGATTCAGCCTGTTTATCGACCATGCTTGTGATGTTCTTCTTCATTTCATCTGATAGAGGTACATTTTTCATCGCATTATTTAGAACTCCGTTAATCTTGCCCCTATTACCCTTCAATAACATACTAAGTCCTCCTTTGGTACGTACTGCTTTGATAACCTGCATAATGATTACAACCATAGCACCAGAAAGACCAAGACCACCTAACGCTAATGCAACAGTAGAAGAACCGGATGAAGCGACGATTGTAGAGTTTCCAAAAGGAGAGGCAGAAGGTGTCAATGCTACTAGTTCATCGCCTAGACTGAAATCAACGCCACATGCAGCAGGTGTTTGAAGAAGAGCCTGATATTTGCAGGGCTGATAGAAAGAGACAGGTCCTAGAAATTCAGTGTTACCGCATATGATAAAAAGTTTTAAAGAGTTCGGAGAGGCACAATCCACATCAGTGTCACCATCCGAATATAGGTGATGAGAATACACACCATTTTCAACAACATAGTTATTGAAATAGCCTAGGCTGACATCATCTCTTTTAACCTCCACATAGGGCTTGATTTCATACTCATTCGAATTAATGGTTCGAGACGCTAAACTGTTGAAGAGAGTTATAGGACCAAAGGCTGCTGAAGCCATGCTTAATAGAGTCGAGATCGCCAAGAGTTTCATTGCTTTACAATCTTAGTCGTAAAAAATATCATTCTTCGAGTGACAGTTTTACATAATATGCCAAAGCCTGTTGCTGATTTAAGGACTTCGGTTGCCTCACTTGAGGTTAATAGAGTCACTAATCTTCAAAGTTTAAAGGAAACATCTGAGAAATGGTGGAATATACGAAGGATGCAACCCTTCTTTCCGTCTATGGAACAGCTCTTCAAACTTGAAGCTATCCGCACTCCTTACCAGTTCGGTCTTAAAACAAGAAATCCTATTCAAACTATATCTGGAAATGAATCTGTATACACGAACGGTGTAGAAGTGAAGGTTCATCGCAAGACCACCATGCTCCTTCCAGCATATCGTATCATGAGAGGAGACTTTGGTACTTCTGGTCTTCCATGCGAGAAGAACAATTCTGAAGAAGAGCACGATAGGCTTCATTCATACCATAACGCAGCATATGTAGGAGCCCTTGCGAATACCCTTCTATCTGAATCGGGATGTGTACATTTCCCAGAGGTGTATGGTACATTCACAGGTATTGCTTCAAAACATGTTATCGATATTTCAGACGATTACGAGGATCTTGCAGAACGCCCTTGGTTCCTCCAAAATCTTGGACATTTCTTTGATCTAAAATTGAAGACAATCCCGCCTCCGCAGACACAGGAACTGATTCAACTTGGAGAAGATATTGAACTTGATGCAGAAGTATTAGAGCCTATTGGATCGTCTGATGCTCTTCCTGCTCCTGTTGAAGACGATGAAGAGTTATCTGTAGAAGAGGATGTGGATGAAGAAGAGACAGACTCTATTTCTACAGGATATGTTTTTGCCGTTCGTTCATGTTCTACAGACGGCGACGATCATGAAGATGGATACGGTTTCTCCAATGATGATGAAGAAGTATTTGCCGAAGCCATGTTCCACGATGTTCCAGTACAGACCACAGTCATGCAAAAATGCGAAGGCACTATGTACACTCTTTTCAAGAATAATACAGAAGGACATAAACGTGTTGCTTGGATCGCTCAAGTAGTCTTTGCAATGGCATTTGCTCAACGTAATTTTGGGTTAGTACACAATGATCTCCATGTGAATAATGTGATGTATGTTTCAACAAACAAAGAGCATTTGTACTACAATGTTGCTGGAAAACAGTACAAGGTTCCCACATACGGATACATTATGAAGATTATCGACTTTGATAGAGCTACATATTCTGTAAAGTTGACAGGTATGAGAGATCCACGTTTCTTTATGTCTGACCATTTCGATACATACGAAGAGGCAGGTGGTCAGTACAATGTTGAACCATTTTATAATTCTAAATTCCCTGAGATTAAGCCGAATGCATCGTTTGATTTAGTACGTTTGGCTACATCTATGTTCTGGGACTGTTTTCCTGAAGGTCCTCTTTCTGAGAAATATAAGAATGATCCTCTCTTCAAAATTATCATGACATGGACAACACTTCCTGATGGAACGTCTATTCTTTTCAGAAACCTTGCAGAAAAAGATGATCACAGAAGGTTTGCTGGGTTCCATCTGTACAAGGCTATTTCAAGATACTGTAAAGGAACAGTAGTACCAAAGGTCCAGATTGAAAAAATGGCTGGACCTTATTTAATGACAGAGAAAGTGCCTATTGGCGAATCATGTTTATTTATTGAAGCTTAATGTTTGCAATCTGAGCAATAAGTGTTATCGATGATATCTTCAAGATAATCTAGAAGCTCATTAAATTTATCTACAGGCATATCCCTTACAGTTACAAACGTATCGCGAATAAGCATTACATTAGGATTCTCTTCATCCTCAATCCAGTCATAGAATGCGGTATTGAGTTCATCCCTTTCTTCATGACAATCGCAAATGCTCTCTGAAGCTCCACCTTCTACGATCACAGGTCTCTTCTGTTTCTTGTGATCATATGGAAGCCACTCTGAATCATCACTGTCACTACCCTCATCATCTGCAAACTCTGACTCTGTCTCAGAATCTGACTCAGGTACATACTCGCTATCGCTATCGTGAACAGTAATTACCTCATCTTCACTCTCGATAATGATAGGTTCACGAAGAGCCTGATGTCCATTGCAGTAGTCCTTGCTATAAGGAGCTACTGCAGTGCATCTATTGAATCGTGCAGAAGCATACATACAACGCTTAAGATACATGGAGATATGCTGTGCGCATGTGTCTTCAGCAGTACTCTTTGTACGCTTACACCTCTTTCCTTCAGTAGTCTTGGCGATACAACGATTAGCATACATTTTTGTGATAGTATTGTTACCTAAAAACAGGTCAATCCGTTTTGTTTAGAATATTAGTTTATACCGATCTTCTTCGGGAAGTTTACTTCTTTCTCCTAAAAAATTGAAGTATTGTTTTGCAAGACGGTATTCTTTAGGCTTTTTATGTTTTAATACTTCTAACCGAACTTTCATAATCATACCTACCTGCCATATTCGTTTGTGTGTATATTTTCTATTCTTATACAGTTTTTCTAGTTTAGCTATTGTATTTTTTACATCGTCTACTGTTGTATATTTTATGTGTATCGTATCTTTGGGATTTTTATCAATATACACATCAAACGATTTCTTGGGATTTTTAGGGTTATACAAAAATTGTTTTTTACTCCTTCTCTTGTTTTTCAAAGTCTTCATGATTATTATGAATAAATTAAAACGAAGGCTTACCGACAAACATATCCTGAGCAGCTTCTGTTACTGTAGAAACATTGCCATTTTCCATAAAATAGAGAACCCCAGCAGTTATACCGCCACTAACACCGCCAAACTTGATAATATCCATGGTATTAACAGATTTTCCCTGTGTCATTCTCAGAACAACATACAGTACTCCTACAACAAATGCAGCAATTGCGACCATGGTTAAATCTATCATTTGTGTTCCACGTTAGCATTCTTTTACAAATTCAGAACGAGCTCATCTGACGGTACGAGCGATCCAACACTCTCAGTCTCTGCCTTCTCATCTTCATCCACAATACCGAGATCAATGTCGGTAGTCTCATCTGAAAGTGTTAATGCAGGTTTAGGACCATCATCCTCATCTTCATCTTCGGATTCTTCAACATTAAATTTAACATTCTTCTTCTCTTCCTCTTCCTCTTCCTCTTCTTCATTCTCTTCTTCCATCATATTTGTAGGGACAATCTCGCTCTTCTTTATCTCAGGCTCCTTGAAGTACTTTTCAACAATAGACTTCCAAGGTAAAAAGGAGTCCAGAGCAGTATCCAAACATATATCTAAAATAGCATCGATCTCGCGTCTATTGCGTGCCTGCTGTTCCATAGAAGTACCGTATGTTTTGAAAAGATAGGCATGTGTCCAGCACTGACGAGCACACTCTTTGTAAAGCTCATGCACAAATCTAGGCAGAGGAGGACGTTCAAACTCTACTTCAATCTCAGGTGTATTCGCATACTGAACGGCTGCAAAGGCTCTCAGATACGTGATCAGAGTAGCAGTCAATAGTTCTTCAAGATAATTACAGTTTGAAGCAATCTGAATACGTTCAACCTCAGCAGCAAGTCTTGCCTCGTCCCATTTGGGAATAAAAGTCAAAAGATTCTGAAATGTTTTGAGAGTCTGATCAATCTGGTTATTCTTTTCACATACAGACTTTGCATTCTCGTATACACTCAAAAGACCATCTACGACGTGAGACATCACCATCAGTGAAAAACGATTACGTATATGTTTTTTGGCAAACTGAACTTCGCTCATTTATTTAGAATACAGAGCGTCTAACTGTACATTAAACGCCAAGTCTCTGGCTCTTTAGGTACACAATCTGATAGAAGCTTCTTGATGTTGTCAATACTCAAAACCATTGGAAGCGTGACGGGAAGGTAGAACTTGTAATTTTTAGCACTCTCTTCATCTGAAATACGTAGAAGATTGATACGAGCAACCACTGCTTCTACAATCCTGATCAATGAACGCATACCTTCTTCCCCATTCGAATACTCTTTGATAAGAAAGTCTGCTGCTTCTTCTGATGCTGAAAGTTCTCCATGTTTGATACCTGCACGTTCAAGCACCTCTTTCCAAATATAATTTGCAATAATAATCTTTTTATCTTTTTCATTGTACCCAGAGCACTGAATAGAGATCATTCTGTCCTTCAGAATAGGACTGATCTTCTTATCGTCATTGTAAGAGAAGATGAACAAACATTTTGAAAGATCGAAGTCCATTCCAGCAAAGTATCTGTCATGAAACTGAGCATTCTGAGACCTGTCTGTTAAATGAATGAGCATAGACACAATCTCTTCACCATGAGGTGTTCCACTGATCTTATCAAGCTCATCAAAGTATAGAACAGGATTCATACACTTTGCATTAATGATGCTGTCAATGATACGTCCCCATGTAGAACCCTCGTATGTGAACGAGTATCCTGTATAATGTGAGATATCAGATGCACCACCAAGAGAGAAGAACATGAACGGTCTATTCAATGCAGAAGCAATACCATTTTTAGCAAAGCTTGTCTTACCGACACCAGCAGGTCCTTGCATAGCGATACAGTTTCCTACAGAGTTGGGATTGGAAATCCATTGACCCATAATCTGCATGATCTGAAGCTTTGCAGATTCCATACCATATGTTGCCTTGTCCAGTTTTGAACGTGTTTCTTTCAAGAATGTAGAACATGTATCGAATCCATCCGAAATGTTCACAGGAAGAGGAACATACTTTCCAAAGGGGATTCTAAGAGCAGATTCCACCCAGAGACGAATCTTTTGACCTTCTCCGCTTTCAGGACCCATACTATTGAATGTATCAATCTTGCGGATTATGATCGCCTTTGTTTCATCCGTTGTGTTCATGTTAAGAACCTTGAATTTGAGAGGAATATCTGTTTCTCCAAGAAGCCTTTCAACACCCTTCATACGTTCGACAATAGATGCAGATTCATCTGAAGAAAGCTTTTCAAAATATGTCTTTTCCTTTTTAGAAAGATAGATCGGTGTCTTCTCTGTTTCGGGTTTCTCGCTTTTTCTTTTGATAGGAATTTCAATGATCGTGGGTCCAGATGATTTTCCATAAGAAGCGCCAAGAGTCCGTGCGAGCATGATTGCAAGATCTTCATCTATTTCAAGTTCTTCTTCATCTTCATCCTCATCCTCATCTTCGTCGTCGATATCATCTTCAGAATCGTAACTGGGTTCGTATTCTTCGTCTGAGAGTTCGAAATCATACTCGCTTTCATCATCATCGTCGGAAACAATATCCAATTTAATGGTTGTCTCAGTCAGCTTACGTTTCTTTGAAGGGGGAGGAGAAGGCTCATACTCAGAATCCTCTTCATCGTCGAAGAGAGTGTCATCATCAACCCACGACTTTTTAGGGACGGGCTGTTCCTTGCGCTTACTGCTTCTTGTTTCTACCATTCTATCACTACTGCTCTTCAGCTAGAGCTATAAAGTTGGATTCATTTTGTTTGAAACTAATAATGGATATAGAAGCGATCGCTGAGAAAGCTCAAAACATCATCGATCGAGAAACTGCTACTTCTCCAAAGATCCGCAAAATCCTTTCCACTGTGAAAGAATTCATTAAACAAAATCGCGTCATGTGTTACGGCGGAACAGCTATCAATAACCTTCTTCCAGAGAAGGATAGATTTTATGATCCTAATTACGACGTTCCAGATTATGATTTCTATTCTGAAACACCTCAGATTCACGCCATGATGCTTGCAGACGAATTTTATGCGCTCGGGTACAAAAATATACAGGTCAAGCCTGGATCTCATTTAATGACCTTCAAAGTGTTTGTAGATTTCACAGGTATTGCAGACATAACCTATCTCGAACCTCCTATCTTCCGATCTCTTTGGAACGAAAACATTCATGTAGATGGGTTACATTATGTGACACCAAACTTTTTACGCATGTCCATGTATCTTGAGCTCTCTAGACCTCGCGGTGATGTTTCAAGATGGTCAAAGGTGTACAAACGCCTTATGCTTCTGAATAAACACTATCCTGTGGGCTGCAAAAGAGAAGACGAAGAACACGATGATTACCATTCTTTGACGGATGAATCAAGGGAGAAGATTGAAAGATTATTGACCACAAAACAGGTAATCATGCTTGGATTACATGCAATGCATCTTCATTCAAAATCTCGTTCGAATGTGTGGGAGTTACCGTTGGATCTTTTAGTGACCCCTGAACATTTTGAAAAATACACAGACGAGTTCGCGAATGTCTTCAAAGACAAAGTGAAAATTGTTGAACACAATGCTTATGCCGAACTACTTCCTAAACATGTGGATATTATCGATATAGAAACAGGATACCTTGTTGTTCGTATCTTTGAAACAATGGCTTGTCACAGTTTCCATGAGATGGCAAACGGAATGAGAGTTGCATCAATACCTACACTTCTTCAGTTCTTTTTTGCATTTGTCTATGCAGATGCCCACTATTTGGAGGGGTTCGATCAGAACAGAATCATATGTATTTCGCAGAGGCTTGTGGACTATGCAAACTCGGATAAACAAAGGAGATATGAACTTCTGACACCCCTAGAGTGTATGGGGCATCAGGAGACACTTGTAGAAATGAAAGAAGAGGCTTCAACGCTTCGTGCAAAAACAAAGAAAGAATCAAATGATTTTTTAAAGTTATTTTTCACGTATGAGCCTGCAAAGATGAACAGAACTCAAAAACAAAAATTGAGAACAAGACTCAGAAAGACAATTAAGAGCGAAAGTTATTAATGAATTCAGCGGGTCTGTATGAAAAAGACTGACTGCACGAAGGATCGCATGCTGTGGCTATTATTTGAGTGGTGAAGTCTGTAACATCATTAAAACATGTAGGGCAATCTGCAGGACCTACAACATTTGAAAGAATGGAATCTGTTGGGATAAATGTTGCGTTGGTTCTAGCAAGACCCATTAAATCTGCGGCAGGTATTCCACCTATAGGAAGCTGAGCTTTCGCTTGAAGCTGTTCGTAATTGTGATAGATCGCTCTATTTTTCTTGTAGGTCGTGAGATCTGAGGCATCGCGTATCTGAACAGCATTCGACATCTTTATCTACTATAAAGAGAAATGAAGAACGAAGGACTGTTTTTGATTGCATTCGTGGTACTTGCAATGATTCTACTAATCATGGTAGTGCGCGCAGACAGCCGTGAACACTATGATGATCTCCCTGTGAATACAACACTTGCTATTTCTACTCTGAAGGATTATGTTGACGACTTAGACACTCGCACATCTTCTGTTGAAAAGACTCTCACAGATCAGAAGAATCAGTTAGCTAAATCAACAATGGCTGTCGATAATGCCACTACAGGTATTCAGATGATCACGGCTTAATATTTAATGATTCCCGAACATTAAATCTATTTAATGATTCCCGATCCACCATGAGGTAGAAAAATACGGAGGATTAGGCGGTTCTAGTGCAGGGTTCTGTATTGCCTTTGTATTCGATACACTTCTCATCTCTCCGGGACTCAATGCATAATTGTAGTATATTAAGCTACCGATTAATCCTTTCCATCCTCCATCAGGACCAACATTGACAGGAGCATCTTCTATAAGAGGAAGATTTTCAAGAGTCTTGTGAGTATGCAACAGTCCGTTAATGTAGACATCAAACGATGTCTGTCTTACTGTGATTCCCAGATGGAACATCTTTTCTGCAGGCATGTTTCTTATTTTGATGTGTTCTGCAGTACCATAGGTATTTTGAATAACGTGTAAAACATTGTTTTTAACATTAAAATATACTTTCGGTGTTTCATTTCCACGGTTAAAGATCACAGCATCACCATCATTACCATAGGTATAATCGTTGATCAAAATCCAAGCGGTGTAAGAGAATTCAAGACCGTCGTCTTCATTCATAGAGCGAGGAAGATTTGAGTTTATAGTTTGAGAATCCTGACCAGACACGAGAGGTCCGATCAATGTAACGCTTGTTTTCTGAGGCGAGATAGGGTTGTATCCTGGACCGAATCCGCCCATTTTCACGAGACCATAAATCACAAGAGATGCTATTCCAATGACGATCAGTGTCATGAACGTCAGCAAAAGAGTGCGAGTTTCCATTATTTACAATACTTGATTATCTTCTTCCATTCAATGCCGATGCAATACTGTTAGAACCTCTCGGCGACGCTTTATCTGACAGCACGCATACGATGATAACACTAACAGTCATACCGGCTATATAACCAACAAGAAAACCATTTCTAAATTTAGCTTCTCCATAACGTACCACAAAATCAGGTATCATTGGACACATTGCATATTTAAAATGCGTATTCCTCTATCTCCTTTCCACTATCGTCCACCACACCGAGCTTAACGGTATATCCGAAGAGAGACTTTGAAGGGAGTGCATTGTAGGATGTTCCCTTGGTTCCCTTTGAACAGAACGTCTGGGCATCAGCAGGTACGAGCGATCTAGAATAATGGTACATGTCGATCACACTGCCAGAGAAACCACCTGAAGGCATGATTTCAAGAGCTCCAACAGCGGGTCTAGGTACTCCGGGTAAGAGGCAAGAACGTACCAACATACCATCCATATAGATGTCTAGATTTCTACCTGAGACGGACATGCTTACACAAGTCCATTTCTGAAGAGGAACATTTGGTACAGTGCAGGTGAAAGTATCATCGGTAGCACTGCCGTCTGCGGTAGTAGGTGTTCCTACAGTATCGCCATTCGGAGGGAATACACTAATCTTCACATTCAACGAATTCTCTGTGGGATGGAGATAGATATACGGATTGAAAGATCCCTTATCCCCTCTTCTGATAACAGGTTTTTCTTGTCCAAATTTATAATCCCAATCCTTGATGAACATCCACCATTGAATACCATAGTCTCCACCTTCTTTACCTTTCTGAGGCGGCGCTTTGTTTGCAGGAACAATCGTAGTAGAAGAGGCATCTACAGGAGTAGGTGCAAGATTACCAGACTGAGCAGACTCGCCAGTGGCACCCGAATAGATGAAGTAAATACCATAGCCCAAGAGAAGAATAAGCACAGATAATGAAATGAACTTGCCGATGCTGCGAGATTCAGATCTGAAAACGAAAAAATATGCAAATCCACCGATCAGCGCCATGATGACTGAGGTGGCAATTATAGTATTTCTGTCCCAATTCATTATTACATTGCACCAAGGTAAAAACGGACGGATTGTTTCTGAAGAGAGGACAGTGTTAGATGCAAACAATATTCTGTAATAACTGTGGAGATCGTGGTCACGCTTTCAGAGAGTGTAAAAAACCAGTGCTATCATGTGGCTTTATTCTTTTAAGAAATAGAGAGTCGCCAATGCAACCTGCTCAGCTTCCCCTTGACGTGAATAATGTTGAACTATTGATGATCAGGCGAAAGGATAGCATGAGCTACACCGAATTCATGAGAGGCAAATATGATACGTCAGACTACGCATATGTTGTACGATTGCTTCAGAACATGACATCCTGTGAACTTGCTGCTTTACGGTCTCAGCCATTTGAAGTGTTGTGGTCTCGTATGTGGAATCATGCAGATAAACATGAACATGAAATGCCATTTGCAAAAGAGAAATTCATTTCAGTCTCTCATCTATTACATGCTGCTAGCTCAGACTACCCTGAACCAGAATGGGGATTTCCTAAAGGTAGAAGATACCGATGTGAATCTGACGTACAATGCGCTGAACGTGAATTCTTTGAAGAAACAAACATACCTCGAAGCGCATACATTCTTGTGAAAGATGTTGAATTCAGAGAGACATTCTTGGGTACAAATGGTATTCCGTATGAACACAAGTATTTCTTAGCAATTTTGACTCAGCCTTCTCAGTTCAATCTTCATCAAAAGTTCACATCTATCCAGAAACGCGAGATCTCTGCAATAGGATGGAAAACAATGAGAGACTGTATGATGCTCACACGCCCCCATTACACTGGAAGAGAACAGATGCTCATAGACTTGTCTGCTTTTGTGAACACCGTCGAAGTGAGGATTCCTAATATCCTTGCACTTGATAATGGCAATACTCGCACTTAAAAATCTTCACGATTGGGGAATGATGCTTGCTATGGCTGCATTGATCTTTTTGTTTTTCATGTTCATGGGTGTTGGTGCATCTTCTTACACAACATATGCCAAATGTCAAAAGACGAATACAGAGGTCCACTTCAAACAGGCTGCACTCTGGTCGATATACCCAACAGTTTCGTTCATACTCATTCGTACATTTGAAGCATTCAGGATATACTTTGATCGTTTCTACAGAAGCATCGATACATCGCAAGCAGGGAAAGATCGTGCAGGTTGGATTTCTGTAGGATATGTCGTGATGTTAGCCGCTGTTGCAGGTATGTTTTCTCTCATGGACCATTCTATTGAAGGAGTATGTGTTCCCACAATAGATGAAGCGCAGAAATTCAAACAGGATATGTTAAAACGTCAAGCCGATAAGGCTAAAGCACAGGAGTCTACCCCCGCTGTAAAATCATAAACACAGAAAGATACGATATAATCGCCAGACCCATCACCCAAAACCACAGAGGAAACACTGTGCACGTCTTCCTTCTTGTACCAAAAGGACGAATACGTCCCTCCTCGTCGAACGCCAGCGAGGGCTGGATATATAAGAGACCCGACACCAAAAACAAATACAATGTCACCATCCACATTTTAGGATTCTCTTTGATCGACTCTATCATTATTTGAAACCGTGTAAAATACTTTCGGAACAAAAATACAGACCTTCTATAATGAGTGTACTGCCCAGTAGAAAGGCATTTGCCGACTATATTACACGTATCTTCTTAAAAGCCCGAAGCACTGGGTTTGACGCTGAAGATGAAGATGCGGACATGTGCTCAAAACAGGGCAGCCAGAAAGCCCAAGAACTTTTGCCTTACCAGAAGCTTGTTCGCGACTATCTGTTGATCGAGACGCCTTATCGTGGTCTTTTGGTTTACCACGGCTTGGGTTCTGGTAAGACATGTTCTGCAATCGGTGTTGCAGAGTCTTTGTTGTCCAACAAAAAAGTATTTGTAATGCTTCCCGCCTCTCTTCAGAGCAACTTTCGCCAACAGCTGAGAAAATGCGGAGATCCCATCTACATGATCAACAATCATTGGGAGGTTAGAATTGTCAGAAATGAAGCAGACAAATCCCCTGCAAAAGCTCTTGGTATTTCTGATACCTTTTTAAGATCACAGGGACGTTATTTTGTCACTGTTCCTGATAGAGCCCCTAACTATAATGCCCTTCCTCTTGACATCCGCAAAGGTATCGACGCCCAGATTTCAGATCTCATCGATAGTCGTTACACATTCATAAACTACAATGGTCTCAATCAAGATAGTGCTAAACTTTTGGTTCCAGAAGAAGACCCAAAGACTTCCAAAACATTCAACGATTCTGTAGTCATTATCGATGAAGCCCATAACTTCATCTCACGAGTCATCAACAAATCTGAAATAGCCAGAAGAGTCTATGATGCCGTCTATTATGCTCAGAATTGTAAGGTTGTAATGTTGTCAGGTACTCCTGTAATCAATAGACCCAATGAGGTTGCCTTCTTCATGAATCTTCTGAGAGGTCCTCTTGAACGTATTGTCATTCCCACAAAAGAGATGCCAAATTGGGATGAATCTGCTATGACTAAGTTTTTCAAAAGCAGAGAGGATGTTGACAGCATCGAATACAACAGTATGAAGAGAATCATCTATATCATGCGCAATCCTCCTCATTTCAAGAGTGTGTATAACGATAGAGGAGACAGAATAGCTGTTCAGTATACAAAAGATTTAGATAGATTAACAAATCAATCTTGGGTACAAGCGTTACGTGAACCTTTCAAACAGGCGTTTCCAGGATCTGAATTAGCACCTGCAGACAAGATTACTCGCGAAGTGCTCGAGTGTCTCCCAACAAAGTTTGAAGATTTTGTAAACTATTTCATCGACGGTTTGGATGTAAAGAATGCTCTTCTTTTCCAGAGACGTATTCAGGGTCTCGTATCCTACTACAAGGGTGCAGATGAGCGTATGTTGCCGAAGCGTGTAGACGATGATAAGATGCTTCAGCTTGTACAGATGTCCGATGATCAGTTCAACAGATATCTTGAAGTAAGATGGAAAGAGATTCAGATAGAGTCCAGAAAAGCGATGAGAGGTCCAGGATCCCTGAATGAGGATTTCACAACGGCAAGGGTTCTTTCAAGATTGGTGTGCAACTATGCAGTACCCTCTGAGCTTTTGACGAATGTGGAAGAACAGACCTCAGAAAATCAGAAAGTGGACAAATCACAAGTATTGGAAAAATTAAAACTAAATCCCGACAGATATTTGAGACCTGCAGGTCTTGCCATATATTCTCCCAAACTCAAAAAAGCGCTTGAAACACTCTTGGAAGCTGTAGGTACGGGCGATTTTAAGAATCAGTTTGTCTATTCTGCATACCGTGAATTGGAAGGTCTTGGTATTTTTGGAGCAATATTGGAAGCGAATGGATTTCAGAAATACAGAATGATACAAGAGAATGGAGTCTACAAAGAAGACCCTTCAATGGATCCGAATAAACCTGCTTTTGCATTCTATTCTGGAGAAGAGGATGTAGAACAGCGTGAGATCTCAAGATACATATTCAACGAAGACTACATAGGTTTGAATACAGAGTTCCCTAAACATTCTCAATCTATCCGAGAAAGTATCATTAAACGTGGTAATAAGAAACTTCTATGTGTGCTGATGGGCACTGCTGCTGCTGCCGAGGGTTTGAACTTGATGAATGTGAGACATATTCATATTTTGGAGCCCCATTGGAACCCTGCAAGACATGATCAGGTAGTAGGTCGTGGTATTCGTATATGTTCGCATGCTTCACGTCAAAGACTGGAGGATGGAAACATTCTAAAAGAGCCGACACCCATCGAGGACAGGACGATTGCTGTGTCATTCTATGTTACTGTATTCTCTGACAGTCAAAAATCCAGTTCATCCGGTTCTAACATTGTACCAATCAGAAGAGCAGACACTCGTGAAAAGAGATACGATTCTCCCGATGTTCCAGGTGCTCGTCCTCCAGAGGCATTTTTGAGCTCAGACGAATTTCTGTACGAGATTTCATATGAAAAGAGCAGAATCACAGCAGGTATCACAAGACTGTTAAAACAGGCTGCAGTAGATTGTGAGATTCACAGAAAGCTTCATTCAAAAGAGAAGCCTGTACTTCAGTGTATGAGGTTCGATTCTACCGTGAAAGGAGAGGATCTTGCATTCCATCCGAATATAAAAGATGATGAGTTGGATGTAACATTCCTTCGTAATCAGATGAAGCGTAAGCGTAGGCTTCAGCGGATTAATATTAAGGGATTTCTTCTATTGGTCGATCCTGATTCAAAAGAAGTGTTTGATGCTGTAGCATTTGAGGATGGAAACCGTTTAATACCTCTTGGAACGCTTAGTACGGACCGTATTACGTTTTTTGATGTTTCTCCTTTTTAATGTTTTACGTTTTCTTCCAGCAGACTGAGCAGATGCACACTCTTCTGCAGTTTTGTACTGTTCTATCGTAGCACCGTGTCTGGTATATAAATCTAATTCTGCATCAGTGGGTGGATTTATAATAAAAGTACGGTCAACTTTTATAGCATCATTACCAAAAATAGTCTTCATTTTTGCAACCAAAAAGTCTTCGAGTTCATCTGGAGAGCATGTACGTTTTCTCTCACGAGATTTCATCAGAGGCATCATGAACGTACCTGAGATGAAATTGAATGCTTTCTGAGATCCTTTGATCATGAGTTCTCCTGCTGCTATGATTCTTGTAGCCTGTTTGCGAAGAGCCAACACCTGATGGACAGAGCCTACTTCAAAGATAGACGTGACCTTCGTTGAAGCAAACTTGTTTTCATCATACAGAATCCAAGTGTAAATACCGTCGAGTGTCGGTACATTCTCATACACTGGAATTTCAGCCAAAAGATCATCAAGTTTCAGATTTCTAGTGTTTATGCGGAAGAACTGACCATCCTTCTGAAATTTGCACTGCTGTTCTATCTTGGGTCTTGAAGCGAGATTGACATTGAATCCTTCGCTCAATCGTTGAGAAATACCTTCACAGGGGTTCTCTTCTACAGGCATAGGAGACGCAGCATCTCCAAAGTCTAATCTAGATCTCTTGAACGGAGGGGGAGAACTAAACATTCTTATTATTATGAGTGGCGACAAGTTCTAGGAATGGGTCACAAATCTTGGACCAAGGACGTGAAGTTCCAATCTTGATACATTCATCAATATTCTTGTTTGAAAGAATACGGTTCATAGCGTTGGTAATCTCTTCTACAGATGCACTCTTAGAGATTGAACCAATACCAGATCCCATTGAAAGATACGCATACGAAGAGGGCTCAATGATCTCTGCGACATTCTCATTCAAAAATGAACGATAATCGCCAGAATCAATGACAACCTGAGCAGCTCCTGTTGCTGCATGTTCAAGCTGACAGAGACCAAACCCTTCACCATTGGAAGTATTGATACCGTAATCACAGGCGTTATAAATCCTGTTAATACCGTTATCATCGAATAGTTGACGATTTGTGTCTACTACTACAACACGCTGACCGTACTTTAGAGGCTCAATGCCTAGATGCTGGAGCTCATTCATATACATCTGAATAGGATTGTAGAATGCTCCAGACTGAGGATTCATACCTGTGACCACTACAAGATACAATAGCTTATCTGGGTTCTGTTTTACAAGACGAGCAAATGCCATAACAGTCAAATCGTGACGCTTACGTTCAGAGTTCCTATTCATGTTCAAAAATACAGTCGCATCTGCAGGAATATCCATCTGTTTACGTACAGCAATACGCTCAACATCCGAGATACGATTGAACACTTTAGTATCCAAACCGTGCTCCATCACATCGATAGGGACAGATGTTGAAGGGATACGAGAAAGAAGATGCTTCTTCCACTTTTCGGTGAAACAGAAGATACGATCAGACTTTGATTCGATATTACGGATTAGTCCTTGGTCGGGAGCCTCATAGACAAGATCAAGGTATACCCAAAGCTGAAATGTCTTGGGAATATTTTTGATAGAATCCAAGAACTGATTGACAACAATAGGGTCATTGTAGATCATAACAATATCAGGGTTGACAGTATCGACATATTCTGCAAATTTATTGAAACCGAATCCCTGTTGTTTGGGATCCTCATTGGCAGCAGCGTCATACTGAATAATGTTGTCGACCTTGCGAATGCCTCCTGGAACATTCACAATTCTCTGAAATCCGAAATGAAATGTCTTGACGATAGGGTGAAGAGTAGCAAGCTGTTTCAAAAGATTATGAGCAACTTTCGAATAGCCCGTGGTCTGTTCACAGTGAGTGGACACCAACAAAAAACGAGTAGGCTTTGACATTATATTGTAGAGTATCATTCCATGTAAATGAAATATGTGTTTTCTATAATATGTCAAAGAACGGAACATCTCGTAGTGCACCTCTTCAGAACTTGAACAATGGTGGAAATTGTGGAGCATGTGTCGCAAAACCCGTGATGCAGTTTTCCAGTGCATCTGAGGTCGCAGAGTACAAAAAGCGTAAAGTTACCGCTCAGTATTACAATCAGTCGAACAATGTGTATCCCATCAAGAACAGATACGCTTCTATAATCACGACATACAAGGGTGCAGAAGCTCAGCTAATACCTGTTGCAGCTTCAACATGTTGTCCTGGAGAGATTGGACGTAGGTCGGATGGAAAGGACACACCCTTCTTCTTGCAGAATAAGTTCAATCCTACTTAGTTGTTTGTTTGAGTTTTTCAAGATACAAAATACCATCCATTAGCTCTTCTTGAGCGTGAACAATCCAATCGATAACTTTTAAATCGGTTCTGTCAAGAGTAGTACCATACTTTTCTTGACCGACCCTTGCGCGATCTTCAAACTTTTTGATAACAGCTGACACAATAGAATCAAACTCAGGCATTGTATTTTTATGCATTCTGTATGAAAATACATATCAAAAACGGATCAGTAAGTACTCACAGAATTTGAGTAGCACTCGTTAAAACTTAGTCACTGGAGAGTAGACTAGCCGAAAGATGTCAAGCTTTAACTTTACCGATCTTCCTGAAGAGACCACTATCGAATTTATCAAAAACGTGGTTGCATATATTAGTGCAATTGAAACCACACCCGATGCCGATACTTATATCGAAAAAAGATATGAAAACATTTTGGACGCTCTGACGAAGATGTGCACTCACTCAGAAAAGTTCAGCAAATTTGTCGTATCAGATCAGAGAGCAGAAAAGCAGTCTGTTCACGATTACAGATAAATAAAAAAGAAACACGTGATTTGTATAGAAAGATTTTTCACTAAAAAGGTGATACATTCTCCTTCATCTTAGGTATACGTGTGTACGATCCAAAACGATCCATATAAGGTGTTGCGGGTATGGGATATAAATCGGTAACAGATTGGTCAGAAGGAGGTGCAACAAATACTTTTTTGATAGTGTGTCCTAACCAATCATAATTGTATTTCAAACTCATAAAACCATGGATTGCTACTCCGAGTAACAGTAGAATAATAAGCCATGCCATTGTTAGAAGTTTTGAAACAAATCAGAGAGATAAGGATAATATGCCAGGTGGTCTTCTCCAATTAGTCGGCGTGGGTGCTCAGAATCAATTCATTAACGGCAACCCCTCTATGACCTATTTCAACGCCATGTATAAGCGTTCTACTAACTTTGCTATGGAACACTTTAGACTTGATTTCAGGGGTGTCGATCTGAATTTAACTTCTACTGGAAACAAGACGTTTCGTTGTAAAATCCCTCGCTATGCCGACATGTTGCACGACTGTTATCTCTGTGTTAACATTCCAGACATCTATTCGCCCATCTCTGTCGATAATGGTGTAGGTCCTACAGCGACACCTTACGAGTTTCAGTGGATCAAAAACCTTGGTTACAATATGATTCAAGAGGTATCTCTTTTGATCAATGGAAGCGCCGTGGTAACAATGACTGGAGAATGGATGAAGGTACTGAACTATCTGAAATACAACAGAACAAAACGTGCTATCATAGATGAAATGGTTGGGAATGTACCAGAGTTGTACGATCCTGCAAACGCATTTCAAAGAACGAATCAGTATCCGAATGCTATTCAGTCATCTTCTGTAGTACCGCCCCCTACAACACCTGCACCGTCTATTCCTGGAAGACAGTTGAATATACCTCTTCCTTTTTGGTTCTGCGAGAACATAGGTCAGTCTTTACCCCTTGTGGCGCTCACGGAAGCAGAGGTAGAAATCTCTGTTACATTCAGAAATATATATCAGCTTTTCACTGTTATCGATGTACGTGACAACAATAACCCGAATACACCTTCTACATTCGGTCAGAGAATACCAGGAGCTCCTCAAGACAACTTTTTGGGTATTCAAAACTTTTTAAGTCCTCCAGATTTCTTTGGTAATCCCACAAACACAGCCCTTCAGAACTGGAATCTTAATCCGTATATCGAAGCAAACTATGTCTTCTTAACCGAAACAGAACGTGCACATGTAGCTGGTTTTGAAAGAACATATTTGATCACTCAACCCCGCTTAATTACTATCGCAAATGAGTATGGTCTCAATCAGACATTGATTCCTATGTTCAATCTTTGTACACGTGTTATTGCCCTTTTCCAGCGTACGGACAGAGCACTTTTGAACGATTGGGACAACTATACAAATTGGGATAATCCTACTACTATTCCTATCACCACGAGCACGACAACAGTTGTAGGACCTCCTTTGACTTTCTGGAGTTCTGGAGATGCAAATCCGCTTGTCCCTGCTGCGTATGATATTTTACAGGAAGGTAACCTTACGTTTGATGGAAAAGACAGATTTACAACAAAGAATGCTAACTTTTTCAGACTTATAGAAAACTATAAATACACTTCTGGAGATACTACAGATCTGCCTGGAATATATCAGTATTCGTTTGCAATAGATCCTACACAGCCCACACAGCCTTCTGGTTCAGCAAATGGATCCATGTTTAATAAGACATTTTTGAATTATACTCTTCAGGTACCTCCCGTCGATCCCGCTCTTGTGAATGCTGGTATCTTTAATAATCCTCCTGTTTGCGTAGTGAAGAGCACTGTTTTCAATCCTGTTCCCACACCCGTACCAGCCAACGCCACAGTGTCTCCCGGTCCAGGATTACCTTCTTTGTTCCAGCCTGGTCAAACCATTCAACTTTACAATCCTATACCCACAAACGGTATGATTTGGCAGTATAATGGAACAATTTATGTAGAATCATACAACTTTTTGAAAGTTACAAGCGGCACTGCAAATCTCGTCTTTAGTACATAATGAACACGTCTGATCCTGTCGCGGATGTTGCCCCCGACGCTACTCCTTCCACACCGGCATCAAACCCTTCTCCTGTGTCGAGTCCTAACTCGTTCTTTATCTATCTTTTGATCGTTGTAGGCTTTTTGTTGTATCATCGTCTCGCATGGGAAGCAATATTGCTCATCACAGGCGGGAGATTATCTGATTCGGCTATGAAAATCTTATTCTATTTCTGGCTCATACCTATTGCCGCTATTCTGGGTTCTATCTTAGTACCTTCTCTCGGCACCACTACGCTATGGCTGGTAGGAGGGACTGTAGCGGCGTCGATTCCTGTGACTCTGGGAACGGGCTATACTCTTCTGTTCGGAAACCATACAAGTCAGACGGTTTAAGATCAAGTAATTCATCCAATGCTGTCAAAGGTGTATCAAAGTTTCTGAAAAGGATCTGATTCACCTCTGCAGGACTCCATTTACGATCAATATCGGGTGCATCCCAAATACGATGCTCGATATCGGTCTTGTCATAGAACCCTTCTACCATATCTTTTAGTACCTGAGGGCTGCATTTCTTGAAGTTCACAATCATGTCTATTCTTCCAGGTCTAATTAGAGCTCTATCAATCCTTTCAGGGAAATTTGAAGTGATAACCAACATACGCCCAGAAGCCTCCAAAGTACCATCAAGAATATTAAGCAGGAAAGAAAGATCAATAGGCTCCTTCAAAATCTCATCGTCTGCGATATGAGCAAAAAGATCATCCTCTTTCTTCTCTTTTACAACCTCAGGCTTCTTCCACTCTCTACGCAGAACCATGTCGCCCATAGCATCGATATCTTCAATAACATACATACGCTCATGAATAGGTATCACAAACCTTTCAAGATTGGTTCCATTCCATACATTGATCTCATCGCTAAAGAAAAGATGTCTCAGTTGAGCCTTTGTTTTGATCTCTGAAAGCTGAATGTTAATGATGTGTCTACGTGCTACATTTGCGATTGCCTTTGTCTCTGATGTTTTACCACATCCAGGATCTCCATGGAACAGGAAACCCAGTGTGTAAGGAATACCCTTCTTCTCATACCAACGTTTATTGTTCAAAAAGAACTCAGTATGCTTCTTTACCTTTATCTGTTCGTCGAAATACACATTGTCGAATGTACGAGTTGTCGTGAACTTGTGTTTTGAATACACGAGATACTGGGTGGGAAGAGGCTGTTGGTTTCCACGAGCTTTCCCTTTCTGAACAACCTGATCGAAGAAGTACAAATGTGTTCCTAGTTTATTCTGCATACGACGTTCATAATCGACATTGCATGTTTCTATAAACTTTTGAAGATGCTGTACATCATGTTCATATGAAAAGATCCTAAACTTTATATTTTTAATAGCACCATCATCAACGTCAATACTCTTCAACTGAAAGAAGATATCCGTATCGATGCAGACAGGATCCATCTCATACGGAAGATAATCATGATTTGCAATTGATAAAAGTTTTTTGATTTGAGGAGTACATGTTACATAGTGTATGATAGCGTCAATACGGGTCAAAAAAGGAGGAGCACCGTTTTTGGTAGCCTGTAAAGAATTAGTACCACGCTCACAGTCTATTTCAGATCGAGGAATACGTTGAAGTTTAGCATTGGAGTCTGTACCAAACTTTGTTTCCCAGATTTTAGGGGCAAATCGAAGTACCATTTCATAGAGACTTAAGAATACAATATTTCTAAAAGGCGCTATACCAATGGCGGCTTGTAGAGTCAATATGCCCTTCAGCATATCTTGAAGGTTGAATCCTTGCATTGTTACTTTTATTGCGCTGCATTAAAACCCATACATTTATCGAGCGTATGTACACTTGAATGCACTGGCTTGGAACGTTTAAGACGAAGTTGCTGCGACGCCTTGTCCACAGTCTCTGTAGAAAGACTTACATAGCTCTTGATATCCCTCGTGGAAGCCTGTGTATTGATAGAAGGCATATACAGTCGGATAGGAGGTGTTGCAATCTGAAGAGGGGCACATCCTTCTTTCACATATCTTCTGAACTGTTCGATGCTCAGAGTTCCTCCAAAAAGACGAAGAACACGCTTGTCGGGTGCACGAGAAACCTCTCTATTGTACATTGAGTTCAACAGAGACTGACGGAGCCATCGTTGAGAGCTTGTAAGATTAGGATCAGCATACATCGTAGAAAGAGCACATTCGGGAGAGCAAAAATGACCTTCAGCATTGTACTGATTTGTGTAAACATCGTAATGAGTTGGGATTACGGTAGGCTTCCATGAGAACGTATGGCAGCACCAAAAACATGCAGTTACATCTGGATATTCGGTCTGTTGGTGGATTTTAGAGATAATATTATGAATAACACTTTCATCAAACTGCTGTTGAACGATTTCTTCTTTCAAAATCTCAGAATACTCTGTGGTCTTGAACGCTTCTGGGACTTCAGGATCTTTTTTGATAGCCTGAGACTCCTTTGAAACCTTCAAAAATAGAATGATCGGAGCATCAGAGATTGGTACCTCTTTTGCAGGTGCTGTTTTACGTGCTCTCGGTGGCATCTTTTATATTCTTAGTTTTCTGTCTTAAACTTCTTCTTCAAAACGAACTCATATTTACGGAGAAGCAGCAGACGGTACAAGTACGATGGCTGACAAGTACAAGAAACAGACACACCGTGAGCACATCCTCTCTCTTCCCGATACGTATATCGGGTCGATTGAGACTGCGGCTGATGAGATGTTTGTGGTCGAAGATGAGAAGTTTGTTCTGAAGACGGTTAATTCATTTAACCCTGGATTCTACAAGCTTTTCGACGAGATCCTTGTGAACGCTCACGACCATGTTGTACGCACTCGTCAGAGGAATCTGACACCTGTCAAGAACATCACAATCGAAATATCTCCGGACAATGACTGGATTTATGTTGAGAATGATGGAGAAGGCATTGATGTCGTGTTTCATGAGGAACACAATGTCTGGGTACCTCAGATGATCTTCGGCGAGCTCTTGAGTTCTACAAACTATGATAAGAACGAAAAGAAGCTCGTGGGTGGAAAGAACGGTTACGGTGTCAAACTAGCCAATATCTTCAGCAAAGAGTTGAAGGTTGAGACTATCGATGCTACCCGATCCAAGAAATACACCCAGACTTGGAAGAACAACATGACTGTCGCAGATCCTCCCAAGATCACAGCCTCTAAGAGTAAGCCTTTCGTTGGTATCAAATGGTATCCTGACTTTGCCCGTTTTGGTATGACCAGCATTCCTACTGATTTCATTCAGATGTTTCGTCGCAGGGCGTCAGATCTCGCAATGACGATCGGAAAGGATGTCAAAGTGCATTGGAAGCATGGAGAAGAGAAAGTGACTATCAAATGTCGCGATCTTGGAGTCTATGCTGGCGAGCATGTTTCAACACCTGTTGTGTATGCTCAGATCAATGAACGTTGGGCTGTCGCTGTTGCAGATACTCCTATCGACAAGTACTTCAATGTCTCGTTTGTGAATGGCATCTGGACTTCCAAGGGTGGAACGCATGTGGATTACATTACCAATCAGGTGGTGTCCCATATCACAGACTATCTTGAGACCAAGAAGAAGATCAAGGTCAAGCCTTCGCTCATCAAAGAGAATCTTGCAATCTTTGTGACATCTATGATTGAGAATCCTTCTTTCAACTCGCAGACCAAGGAGACACTGACCACCAAGTCTACTGCTTTCGGAAGTACATGCAAACTACCTGAAGAGTTTCTGAAGAAGATTCAGTCCAAACTTGATCTTGTGAACACATTGATTGTGGCTCAAAAGGAAAAGGATGACAAGGATAATAAGAAATCAGATGGACGCAAGCAGTCAAAGATCTACGGTATCCCGAAGCTTGATGACGCTGGTTGGGCGGGTACAGCCAAGTCAGCAAAGTGCACCCTCATCCTCACAGAGGGTGATTCCGCGAAAGCTATGGCTCTATCGGGTCTCACTAAAGCCCAGCGCGACATGTTCGGCGTGTTCCCGCTGAGGGGAAAGCTGATGAACGTCAAAGACAGTTCTGCTTCTAAAGTAGAACTTGCCAAAGAGATTGCAGAATTGAAAAAGATTCTTGGTCTCGAGTCTGGTAAGAAATACACAGATGTTTCAACACTTCGCTACGGTTCTGTGATGATTATGACGGATCAGGATTACGACGGATCACATATTCGTGGACTTCTGATCAATCTCTTTCACGAGTTGTGGCATGAACTCATGACTATTCCCGGATTCATTACGTATATGGCTACGCCTATCGTAAAAGCTACCAAGGGAAAACAGTCAAAGGTCTTCTATACTCAGTATGAATACGACCAGTGGAAGGTTGATCAGAAGGGTTGGAATGTTCAGTATTATAAGGGATTGGGTACTTCTACTCGCGAAGAGGCAAAGGAGTATTTCAAAGAAATGAATGCTGTATCTTTCAAATATACACCTCTCTCTGATCCAGCTATCGATCTTGCTTTCAACAAATCTCGTGCAGATGATCGTAAGGCTTGGCTTCAGACACACAATCCTTCGAATATTGTGGTTCCGAATACTGCAAAGACTCTCGACTATGATGAGTTTGTGCACAAGGATCTGATTCACTTCTCTCACTACAATCTTGAACGATCCATTCCTTCTGTTATGGATGGTCTTAAGACTTCTCAGCGCAAGATTCTATTCGCTGCTTTGAAGAGGAATCTGGTTTCAAAGATCAAGGTTGCCCAACTTGCAGGTTATGTTTCTGAGCATTCTGGATACCATCACGGTGAAGCCTCCTTAAATGAGACTATCATCGGTATGGCGCAGGATTACATGGGAAGCAACAATATTGCTTGGTTAGTGCCTCAGGGTCAGTTTGGTACCCGTTTGGAGGGTGGAAGTGATTCAGCTGCTCCAAGGTATATCTTCACTCATCTTCAGCCTTATATCAAGCATCTTGTTCCATCGGATGATTTGCCTCTGATGAACTATCGAGATGATGATGGTCTTTCTGTTGAACCTGATTTCTATGCTCCTGTTGTTCCGATGATCTTGGTGAATGGTGCACGCGGTATTGGTACAGGTTATTCTACATTCGTGCCTTCGTACAATCCTTCTGTTATCGCGAAAGCGTTGAACGATTGGCTTGTAGGAAATTGCGATGATGACAGTATCTTGGAAGATGTTGAACTCAAGCCGTTCGTCAAGGGATTCAGTGGTAAGATTGAGAATGTTGGAAAGGGTGATTACATTGCGACCTCTACATACAAGTGTAGTGGAAAGACTGTGATTGTAACAGATCTTCCTCCTGGCACATGGACTGCTGATTTCAAACAGATGTTGGATGCATTCTGCGAGAAGAAGGAGATTGTCAAGGATTATGTGGACACTTCTACAGATACGGATGTTCACTTTGAGATTACTCTGATTGATGCGCTCTCAGTCGATCAGTTGGAGAAGACGCTGAAGTTGACGGACAAGATCAAGACTTCGAACATGCATGTGTTCGATAGTACTGGAAGAATCAAAAAGTATGCAACACCGAATGAGATGCTTGTAGAGTATGCGCACAAGCGTATTGATCTGTACAAGAAGAGGAAAGAGCATATGTTGAAAGAGCTTCGTTCAAAGCTTCCCTATCACGAGAATGTTGTAGAGTTTATCCGATTGAACTGTGATGATGAGATTGATCTTCGTAGAAAGACGGATGAGGAGTGTGGTACTATTCTGGAAGATGCAGGATTGATTGAGATTGATGGTGGTTTCGACTATCTGTTGAAGTTGCCCATGAGGAGTTTGACAAAGGAGAACATTGATAAACACAATGCAGAGTTGAAGTCTTTGAAGACAAAGATTGATTCGATTGAAAAGACGTATCCTCATGAGATGTGGATTCAGGATTTGAGTATGTTGAAACTGATTTAGTAAAGTCTAGCGAATGACAATAATGAACAATAGTGAAATAAATCCACAGCTGATTTATCAGTCTCTACTAGCGGAGACAGATCAAGAAGCGCAAGAAGATTACTTTGTAGATCCAAGAGTAGCACAATATGCGACTCGAAACGCTGGTTGTAATGATGTAGGTGTGTATGCTCGTAGACAGCAAACGTATGCGGATATCGCAGAAGCAACTGAAAATAAGATTGCAATACAGCCTTCAATAGATATTGATTCATTGGCTGTACCTGTTCAAGATCAGCCAGATATGGTAGATTCTAAAACGATTGTGATTGTAGATACTGCACAGAGAGATTGGACTGTACAGCCTGATGCATATTCAAATATTTTTTCATTTACAACACAGAATAGTTCAACGTATACTGCAAATCAGGTAATCCCATACTATCATAATAATTCAAATGTACCGCTGGCAGCATACGATTACAATTATCCTGCATCACCCATGATGTTTCCTCAAGTCAATTTTATCGCAAACAATAAGCCGAAAATGATAAATCCTACAACAGGAGGTATTGTAACACTGAATACACCATGGCAGAATGATGGTCTTCTTGCAAATGTATGGGGATGGCGTTTGGTGTATGATGGTGTTACAGGTGCTCTTAAAAAGTTTCCTACACCTATCAATCCGAATGATAGAGTTATCTATTTTCCAGTGTACAATCCTGCAGATTCGAGAGGTGCTATCATAGGATCGGATGTATTTTCAAACTGGGGAACTCAATCTGCTGCTGGAACATTTGGAGCACAGCTGCAGCTTTCGAATGTAAAATCTATGAAGCTTGCTCGTGCAACATTACCTGTCAGAAGATTTGATGCATATAATACTGATATTTTTGTAGATAAAACATTTGGTCTTGCTTCAAACAGTGCAATGTTGCTGAATACATTTCATGCAGAGCCTTACATCTTGATGTCTATTTCAAATATGCAAGGACAGTATTATGGTGCAGCTCAATGTGTCCAAACATCGTTTGCAGCGCTCGTACAGCATCAACGCTCTGTGTTTGATGCTACTGCAGGAGCATATCTTGCTCAGTTTCAGGATTATTATCCTTGGTCTGATGAAGCATATAAATATGACCCTCCTCTCTCTCAGCTATCCAATATTAATCTGACTCTTTCAAATCACAATGGAAAACGTTTTTCTCATTTAGATGATCTAAATGCTATTACTATCTTTTTTGGAACAAGTGCAACAGCAGCTCCTGTTTCAAATCAACAGGCTACAGGTATTGGTACTTTGAACTTTTTAGTTACACGTGATATTTTACAACCTTATACCAATCTGTTGCCTCCAAATACGAACAATGTATTTTCTCCAAGTGACGTTCGTCCTGGAGATGAGATAACCATGTACAAACCTATGATAACTCGTATGCAAAATGATCCATCGTGTACTCCTGTTTTGAGTAATTTTTTGAATTCATTCGCAAACAATAATCTATTGGTTACAAAAGTATATTACTTTACAGGACTACCCAACATACCTCTCTTGGATGTTGCTCTAAGTTTTGATGCTATTGTAAAAACAACAACTTTCAATGATACTCTCATATATTACGAAACATTGAATGCATTATTATCTGCTAACGTTATGCCAACATTAAGCAACGTAAGTACACTCGAAATATCAAATCTAAGCGGGTTTCAATATCTCTCTCTTGCTTCAAATAATAGTATCACATATTATGAACCAAGTATCATGAACAGCAATACTGTTTCATTGTCTGATACATTTGGGGCTCCAGCATACTCCTACCCTACCCCGATGATGAATTTGAATATGCAATGTACATACGCTTTTGAAGTTACAACAACTACTGCTGATACCGCTCAACTTTCAAAAATCATCCCGAACTAATAAACAAGAATGTCTGAGCTAAATAAATTTTATGTCGGGACAGCCATCCCTGATGCACCTAAACACACTGGCTTTGTTCCCAACCTTTTGGATCCTGAAGTGAAATCTACACAGGCTTTCAAAACATTCAATATGCACGATAACAATCCTCGTCTTCCTTATGGTTCAACCTTTCAACAGCAGGCTACCATTCGCATCCATACTGCCACACCTTTGAATCAGGCTTTCTTCAGCGAGGCAAACATTCAGATACTTCAAAATGAAATTAGATACGGTGTTTGGATGGCTAGTAATAATCAGTATGTCATAGATCCCCAGAATCCTGATGATCTGAAAACAGTGATGAGAAGTTACTATCTTCAGTATTCTACCAATGATCCCGACAAGGTTCAGCAGGAGCTCGAGGCTTTGAATAAACGCGTTGTCATGTTCGCTGTTGATCGTGTCATGGTTGAAATCAAACAGTATGTGAAATACCGCAAAGATATCGTAGACTATCCCGATCCTATCAGCAGACCTATCAATGCGAATATGGTTGGTTCTAAGTCTGCGGAATTTAAGAGCTTCTTTTAAATCATTTACAATACAACATGAAGCGTTTTCAAGATAGAATATATGCACGCTCTCAAAAAGGACTTCTATTATGGGAACCTTCTTGGGAAACGTTTCGACCCGTTGAAGCTGTGGTATGGAATCCTGCACACAATCAACTAGAACCTTATTTTGGTATATACACTCACGACATTTTTGATATGAATTATGGATACGGTACTCCTGAACTACATGAGTTTTGTATAGAATTCACAGACGAGAATGCTCATGATATCGATAATGCCGAAGACATTACAGATACTCAGATATTCTGGAGATGGTCTGGTACAACTCTACGTTGGGTGAATGATCGTCCTCTCGCAGTCCATCCTTGTGCCGGTGATCCTGAAAGAAAGAAGTATCTTGCAAGATTCAACTTTAAGCCCAAGACATGCAAACATGCTCCGCGTAATTTAAAAGGAACAAGAAAGATACATACACACCAATGAGAGTTAACTTAATTTCTAACAATCGAAATCAGACAGGTCTGTCTCTAGATGTTGATCTTTTACAAGGTATTGTAACCCATATTGCACCTGAGACAACATTCAATCGTGTTCATCATTCCCATCCAGAGTGCCCCGAAGCCGATGTCAATGTCTTCTTTGAGATTTTGAACCCTTCTCTGTTCACATATGCGGGTACAAACATTTGGATCCCCAATCCCGAATGGACTTACAAATCATGGGTGCCTTATTTCAGCCAGCTTGACCAAATCTGGTGCAAGACCGATCATGCTGTTGAGATTTTTAAACCATTCAATCCGAATACTAAATACATCGGTTGGTCTTCTATTGCAAAGGGTATTCCTGAACGCAAAAACTATGGTAAAGCTATTGTCCTTGCAGGAAAGAATGTATTCAGACATCCTCAGATTATTGTAAACTGTTATGCAGCCCTTACACCTGAAGCTCTTTCTAAACTTCCTGAACTTCATGTAGTGTATGATGGAACTCGTATGAATATTTCAGTCCCTGAAAACCTTTCAAAGAAGGTCACACTCTATTCCAATACTCTTAAACAGAAAGAGTATGATGATCTTTTGGCAGAATGTGGATTGGCTATCTGTGTTTCTTCTGGAGAAGGGTTTGGACATGCTATCAATGAGGCTGCTTCTTCTGGATGTGTTCTTATGATGACGGACATTCATGCTTTTAATGAATTTGGATATGAAGGTATTGTTGTTCCTGCTCATAAAGAGATTGCTTCTGACCGTATTGATAAACTTTACAATTTCAGACCCGCGGATATCTTAACTGCCTTAGACTCTTATGCTGGAATGCCCTATAAAGCAAAAAAGACCTTTTCTAGTCTGAATGCTACCAGATATGTTGAACGCCATAACATGTGGATGGACAGAATGAAGACTGTTATTTCAGAGTTGAATGTTCCTGATTTTTCATTGGATTCTACTGCTACCCCTGAAGATCAGCTTCCTGGCGTTACCATTGTAACACCTACTCGCGATCGTGTAGCATTTATGGAACTCTGTGCAGGATGTGTGGATTCTCAGTGCTATCCTAAAGATAAGATTGAATGGATTGTTATCGATGATGGAAAGGATACATGTGAAGATAAGATTAAACATATTCCCTATGCTCAGCATGTTCTTGCAATGTCCGGAATGAGTATCGCAGCCAAACGTAATCTTGGTGCCAAAATGGCTAAGTTTCCGGTGATTGTGCACATGGATGATGACGATATCTATCCTCCTAATAGTATTCTTTTTAGGGTAGCGATGTTGATGAGAGGAAATAAGGGCGCTGTATTCTGTTCAACACTCCCTTCATACGACATCAAGAATTATATCTCTTTTGTGAATGTACCTCCTCTTCATTTGACTCAGTCCGAAAGAGTGTCAGAGGCAACGATGGCATATACCAAAACATTCTGGGAAGAGAAAGGATTTGACGAAGATGTTAGAATAGCAGAAGGCAACACTTTCATTCGTGGTCGCGAAAACAAGTGTAGGGAGATTTCTCCTCAAGAGGTTATTGTAAGTTTGGTTCATCCTAAGACTACTTCTTCTAGAAGAGCACCTGTGGGTATGGAACCGAATGGATGTCATTTCGGATTTACCGATGATCTTTTCAAAATGTTAACTCAGATTGGAGAAGCACTTTTCATCAAGAGTACGGCGTAAATCTTCTACACGTTTGGACCACCAATATAATACAGTGTTTTGTCTTTTTTGAAGTTCAATAGGATTATTCAATAGTTTTTTGCATACTTTAATAGCCGTATCCCATGATGCAGCATATATCCAAGGAGGACACCCTTCTTGCATAAATGTTTGCCCAATCTCTTCCATCTTTCCTACAACAATAGGAATAGCACCTGACAGAGATGCTTCATATAAACGTAAACAGTCTAAACTTGAACGACCTCTATCATTTGGTACAAAAATACTATTTGAATATACTTCAAACATTTGAGAAGCAGAAATACCATTCATCAGAAAATATGGAACCATTCCAGAACTCCTAAATTTGTTAATCATTTTTTCTCTATTTTGACGTACTTCACCAACAAATGACCAGCTAAACTGGCGTTCATTTATTGGTTTCACTTTTAGATCTGTAGACTTGCATGGTAACATACCCTTCATGTATCCAAGGGGCATGTAGACTATGTTTGGATAATGCGGATAATGAGAATGATGATACTGTCTTACAAAAAGGTTTGTATATTTTGAAAGTTCATTAAAAATTGGATTTATACCACTCTCATCCGAGATCATGAAAATGATGTTAGGTTTTTTCTTTATACACAGTTCTTCTAGATGATGAATGTTTGCTCCTCCAACAGTGAATAATAGGACGTAATCTTCTACAGGTATTTCTACTTTTCGAGGATCATCGTAATAGAACACTTTCAAATTTGAAGGTAAAAGTTCTTTTAGAATAAAATCCTCTTCCCAGCATCCTTGTGCAAATGATATCACACAAACCATTACAAATTATAATCGAGTAACTTCTAAACTTATATGGAAACTCGTTTGAGCTTCGCTATAAACTAGATTAAACTAAAAACTGTTTAATGCTTGCGAGAGCGGTGTCTGCGAGCACCCTCCTGTCCACCCTTCTTGGTGTGCTTGCGTCTACGAGCACCCTCCTGACCACCCTTCTTGGTGTGCTTGCGTCTGCGAGCACCCTCCTGACCACCCTTCTTGGTGTGTCTGCGTCTACGGCGGGCACCCTCCATCTGACCGGCGACCTTGACCTCAACGGGGGGAGTCATATCCTGACCACCAGTGCCGAGTTTCTTCTGACCACCAACCTTGACGCTAACGCCGGCGCCACCAAAAGGATATGCATCTAATAAATTTACAGGTCCTGACATTTCTTTTATTCTTCTGGGACATATTTTTTACGCAGAACAGGTGGTACACGATGGTGGCTCGACAGTAAATTTTTGAGCCGAGGCGACTGCCTTTGTTCTCAGGTAATAGCATCCTGTCTTGAGACCCTGCTTCCACGCATACACATGCATACTAGAGATACGAGCATACGTTGGATCACTCACAAACAGATTCAATGACTGACTCTGACACACAAACGGTGCACGATCCCTACTCATGTTGATCAATGTCTTCTGAGGAATCTCCCATGCTGTTCTATACCGTTCTTTGATCTCCTCTGGAATACTTTCTACGTTCTGGATACTTCCATTATTTGCAATAATATACGTTCGCATTTCAGAATTCCACAATCCAATCTCCATCAGATCATCTACAAGGTATTTGTTCACAATGATGAAATCTCCTGCAAGAACGTGTCTCACATACAGGTTTGAAGTAAACGGTTCAAAACACTCATTGTTTCCCAAAATCTGAGAGGTAGAAGCAGTAGGCATCAGTGCAATGGACAAAGAATTACGCAGACCTTGCTTCTTCACTGACTTTGAAAGACCATCCCAATCGAGATAAGGCGTTTCACGAGGAGGATCATTCCACAGATCATGTTGAAGTTTCCCTTCCGATGCAGGAGATCCCGAATGTTTTATATTTTTTCCAATACTCTGAGCCAATTTATTGCTTGTAGAAATAGCAGCAAAATACATATTTTCAAATATCTCTCTATTCACCTTTTTAGCTTCTTCAGAAGTCCACGACAGCTTCATCTTTGCAAATACATCTGCCAATCCTTGCACACCGATACCAATAGGTCTATTTCTGAAATTAGAACGGTGACATTCTTCTGTAGGATAATAGTTCCTATCGATGACAAGATCAAGATTCTCTGCAAGGATAGAAGTATAGCTCCTTAAAGACTCGTAATCGTATGTTCTATCTTCCTTCACAAACTGAGAAAGAGCAACACTTCCAAGATTACAGACAGCAGTCTCATCGGGAGCAGTGTATTCTACAATCTCTGCACAAAGATTAGAGCTCTTAATGGTTCCAAGATGCTGTTGATTTGATTTCAGATTGCATGCATCTTTGTACAGAAGATAAGGTGTTCCAGTCTGAATCTGAGCATCCAAGATCATCTGCCAAATCTTCTGAGAAGAAACGGTCTTACGAGCCTTTCCTTCGCTCTCATATTTATTGTAGAGAGTCTCAAAAGCATCACCTACAGCCTCATCAAGACCAGGACACTCGTTGGGACAGAATAGAGACCAATCTTTATTCTGTTCCATACGTTTCATGAAAAGATCGGGAATCCACAGAGCATAGAAAAGATCCCTTGCACGATCTTCTTCAGCACCAGTATTGAGTTTTAGTCTCAAAAAATCCTCAATATCTGCATGCCAAGGTTCAAGATACACTGCAAACGATCCATTCCTCTTTCCAGCCTGATTCACATATCGAGCAGTATCATTGTAGACCTTCAGCATAGGAACAAGACCCGATGTAGTACCGTTTGTACCCTTGATACGAGAGTTCTTTGCACGGATGTTATGAATAGAAATACCAATACCTCCAGACCATTTGGAGATCTGAGCACAGTCAGAAAGGGTATTATAAATACCGGAAATAGAATCCTCCTTCATATTCACCAAGAAACAGGAAGAAAGCTGGGGACGATCTGTTCCAGCATTGAAAAGAGTAGGTGTAGCATGGATAAAATAGCCTAGAGAAAGAGCATCATATGTTGATTTAATCTTGGCAATATTGCGAGTGTATTGGGGAATACCAAAATGTTCAAGATACTCTTCTCCTGTATGGATCTCGATGGCAACACGCATCCACATGTGCTGAGGACGCTCAATGACAGCACCATTCTTCTTCAGAAGATACGCTCTCTCAAGTGTTTTAAATCCAAAATAATCGAACATGAAATCTCGAGTGTAATCAATCATATCTTGGATTTCAGGATATTTACTGATTGCATTCAGCTTGTCCGAAACAACGCGTTCTTCATGAAGAATCTTTACACATTCGATAAAGGTATCAGGCGTATTCTTATGATGGTTATCAATCACAATACGAGCTGCAAGTTTCCCATAGTTGG